ACCAGAGCAATACTTCATATGAGCCCTCTTACTTACGATATAGCAATCACAATTAGGACAGATTAGGTTCATATTATACCTTCCTTGAATATTGATAGCTTCTAACTTCATCCTCATAAATTATATCATCTTCCAAATAAAGATGAGTAATCAAAATAGAATTATACCCATTCTCAACAGGAGTTGCTGTCTTTGCATAAGTCTTAGCAAAAGTTGCAGCTTGTTTTTCTGTGCGAAATTTACCAACCTCTTTATCGTTGGTATTATAAGCACGATACGGAGCTTTTAAAACTTTTCGAGTAGTCATATTAACTACCTCCCAAAACTTCTTTTCGATACCTAGCGCGAAGAAGCAAATCAGGAACTTCATTATTCACTTCTCTTAGAAATTTTCCATAAGAAGTATATTTAAGACGATCCCAGTTAAAAGAATCCCAAAGATAACCAGCAGCCTCATGAATATTCTCACGAGTATTAGCTGATCCATTAGCAATATTTCTAACTAAATTTTCCCAATCCTGATCATCTCTAAGCATTGTGTCCTCCCTGATTAAGTCTATCAGATAATGGTTATCTTGTCAAGGCCCATTTCTTCATTTGAGAAAATATATCTATATTAAGATGAGTGGATAAACCCTTACTTTTATGTAAATGACACCATTCTAAATACTCTAGATTATCTATTGGAACATACTCTTTGCAATGCCAACCATAGTACCAATTTGAGCACCTAGTTTTTTGTGAATAGGGATAATGGCAATTAGCATGGCCGCAATTTCTACAAATAATAGCCACATTATCTCACTTTCTCAAAAGCCAATCTACCATATGACTTCTCTCTTCCACAAGTCTTGCACCACATCTGACTGATATTATTTGTATACCTCTTAGTCACCCTATATAGGTTCCAAGTGCTATTGCAGCTATGGCACAACACTACAGCCTTTGGAGTAGCCTTAACCGCTATAGTCCCACATCTCTTACCACTATGCCCAAGCTCTATTGCTTTAGCTCTCCATACCTCATCGTGGCCATGCCTAGCATCCACAAGAGCATGAGCTATCTCATGCAAGCAGGTATCAATCACTTGCTCTTCACTATTGACCTCAGTAGCGTACTTTCCAAGTGAAATAGTTTTGATCCTATGCTGGCAATATCCCAACCGTGTCAATGCTCTGTCAAACCTAAAAGTCCAATTATCCTTTGGGCAAAAAGACCAGCTATGAAGATAATACTTCATTAAATCTTCTGCCATCATTTGAGCACGTTGAAGATTCATTATTTAGACTCCTTTGACTCAGCCAATAAGAGTTTCATAATAGACCAAGCTTTATTTTGCTTGGCAAGTTTCTTGCACTTATTCCAAACTGCTCTGGCTTTAGCTATGTGATTAGTTTCAAAATCTGCTCTCCACCATCCATAAGATTCATCCCATAAAAGAACAGCATAACGTTTATCATTTGCTCGTTCATCAATATTAGCTTGCTCAATAAAGAATCTTGTTTCGCCATCAACCAATTCACCAAATTGGATCATATCAGAAAAAGGTAAACAAGGTTTAGGATTATCTTGAATTGATTGAAGTCCTCGATTCATTATTTCACTTCCACGTTCTTTCGATAGAAAGCAACAATGCGTTCCATTTCCTGGATTGAAAGGGTGATAGATTCTTGACGACCTCCAGCTCGATCAACCAAGTCAATCCCAATGTACCCATGCATAGCACTCGTGCTGACTGTAATTGTTCTATATGAAGTAGAGTCAAAACACTCCTGGTCTGCATCTTTCAGAAAGGTTATTGTTTTCATTGTTTGTTTCCTCCTACTTTAGTATAACAGGAAGTAGATAACAATGCAATGGGCACAAAGACCCTATTTTAATCATTTAAGTGAGTTTAAATGCGTTATTTGGTCTCTTTCTTGGTATTTTTATTTAGGTTTTCTATAGAGGTGGGATAAGTCTTAAGGGAGTCAGTAATAGATACATCCACTTTACCAGCGAACTCAGAAAAATGAGACTGGTCTGTGTGGGTTAAACGGTACGCATTATACACTGCAGCTAATATAACTTGCACCAATGAACGCGCTTCAGCAAGCCAATCTTTATCAGCATCTTTTGACAATTGATCCTGTAAAGTGGCGATTGTTTTAATAAGAGAATGTTGTTCTTTTACATTAATTGCGATAAGACCTTCTATGGCAGGATCTACAAAATTTGTCTGCCTTGCTATTAGTATCTCAATTCGAGCTTGACAAGCATTAAACAAAGCAATCAAAGCTGCTCGTTTATCCTGTAATCTGACAGATTCATCAGTTATTTTATCAATAACATTTAGCATCTCTCTAGGAGGAGCTACACTTTCAAGCTGCATAGCGAGAGCTTTTGAATTTTTTACATTATGCTGTTTATAATATTGGTAGAAAGAAGCTGGGCTTAATTCCTTTAACATAGGGAATTGCTCTCCATATTTATCCACCATATATTTAACTGCAGCATTAGAATTCTTTTCCCGCATAAACTTTTCCATATCCTCCCTCACTTCAACAGGAAGACTTCGCAAAAGTCCTTTTCCAGGTAAATTATGCTTTTTAGGTTTAGCTGAAGTTTCAGGAATTACCTCTTGAGGCTGATTCTCTGGTGCTGATTGCTGCTGATTTTCTTCGCTCATAAATTTATCTCCATCTCTTTCAATGTTTGAGTCAATTGATTATAAATAATCTTGATTTCCCTATAAGTCATTACCCCTCGTTTACCAAAACGTTTTGATATCTCTGCATAGGTAACAGTAGGATCATGATAGATAGCCATTAGCATAACCAATTGCATATCTTTTAATTCCCTGTTTAAGACCCCAAAAATTTCCCCTATCATACGTTTAGGCTGTAATTTGACCTTCTCCAAGACCTCTAGAAGCTTGTCAAAGGGCTTTCTCTTATCCAAATCGGGCCATATCACCCTATTTGCCTGATCTGGATAGGTGTTCTCATAATAGGCTCTTAAATCAGCTATTACAGTGGTTTTCACTAAATCTCCTAAACTACCATCCTGGCCAAACTTATAAGCATCGAGCACACGTTCAACAGCATTCTTAACTACTTCTTCTAGTACAAGACTAGGCAAAACCAAATTTTTAATCTTTGAAATGAAGTAAATAGAGTTATTTATAAGATCGAGTTTCAAAAGAGAAAGCTCTTTTTCTGAAAATTTTGATCTAAGATATATAGAATTTCTTCGCATAAATCATTCTTCTATTATAGAATCTGAGGAACGTCTAACTTCTTTATCTACAAATCGATTCACATCACCTGAATGGCCGTACATTCGATCACTATTCACCTCTCGCTTTAGACAACCACAGGATTTTGTATTACCTCCCCATAGAGCAGATGCAGTGACTTCTTTAAGACTCCCGCAGTCACAATAACATAACCAAAAACTTTTTACAGATTTTGTATAAGTAACTAATCTACCAAATCTCATGCCAACTTTAAGTTCAATCTTCGGTTTCATTTTTTCGTTCTCTGCTAAATCCTTTTAGATTAATCTCAACTCTTAGTCTCTTCTGAATCTTTTTAATACATGCTTTAAGAACTCTAGCTACATAGTTTTGAATGCATCCTACCTGCTTAGCAATCTCTTCCTCTGGTAGCAAATACACGAAACGCATGGTGAAGATCTGAAATTGTTGTGTTGTTAACACTTGAGATGCTGCCTTAAATACTTTTCTTAATAGTTTCTCTTGCCTTCGAACGAATTTACGTCTTAGTACAGGATCATTTCGCTGTTCAAGCAATATAGCATTATCTTGGGCAACCTTCTCAAGCCCCTCATGTGTCATGCTAATTTCTATATAATCAACATTCTTAGGGGTCTCAATTTCAGCGTTTGCTTTCTCCGTTTCTTTAAGCTTCAGTTGCTTTTTCTTCATGACTATTCTCCGTCAGTTTTGACAAATGTGCAATATTTACCGATACAGGTGCTGAACGCCCAAATACTATTGTCTCAATAACCGCTGTCCTGCCTTTGATCTCTTCTATGATGCCTTTTATCCCCATAAATGGACCAACACACACTTCAACCAAATTTCCTACTTGGACATCTATAATTTCTTCTTCAACAGGCTCGACATCAGCTTCTTCCAATGATTTAATATGCTCAATATCTTCTTGAGAAATGGGAGTAGGCAAATCATGAGCCTCGTCATGAGGCAGTTTAAGAAAATGCCCAAGTTTAGCTTCCATCAAAGCTTGTTCCAATTTTGAGTCAATTATCGTCTTGGTATTTATAAATACATACCCGCTAAATAGACTCTTATTATCATAGACCTCTTTATTGTGTTTAACTACTTTTGATTTTAAACTTGGGGTCCAAATCATAGTGTCAGGATATTCCAAACGATCAAGAAGGGATTGGATTAACAACGCTCCGCGATTTCCAATACCTTGGGTGCTTATCACGTACCAATTGCGATTATCATTACTCATACTATTAGCTCCTGTTCAGGAATAGATAGAAAGCTGCCAAATTTTTTCACATAGTCATCGGGATCTGTCTTTGGGGGAAGCTGAATAAAAGAGAACTTAAGGTCTGCATCATAAAATTTAGAAGGAATATTTTCTTTCATCTTAGCAATAAAATTATTTCCTGCTTTATCTCCATCAGGTACAAAACAAACTGACTTAGCAAATCGACTAATAAGGCAGAGCTGAGTATGGGATATGTTAGATCCAAGAAGAGCAACAATATTCTTAATTCCCGCTTGCCAAGGGGTGAGCATGGACAGATTACCCTCAACCACATACACCTTCTGAGTCTTCAATATCTCTTTATAATTCTGGAATAGCCCATAAAGATGGTCTGCCTTCTCATACGTTGTATTTATGTACTTTGTAGAGGAAAGCCCCAAAGGACGACAACTCACAGCCACTGTAGATCCATAAACATCTTGAATCGGAAACATAGTAGAATGATGGAACCTTTTATCAAACTTAGGAAGCTGCCCTTGGTAATCAGCATCTAAGTAAATCTCACCTGAATGGTCTACATACCCCAAATGGAACGCTCTTATAGTGTCCTCATTAAGCTTACGCTCTTCAACCAAATATTTATAGGCTGGAAGTACTGTTGAAATCACTTTTGATCCTTTAGCGTTGAATATCGATCATCAAAACTTCTATGCTCTTTATTCTTTGTGTAATCAAGTAGCATCAATGCATCATAAATAAGATGGGCCAAATGGGATCGTCCACTTTCAGGATCAATCTCTTCCCCTTTAATAAAAGCTCGAAGATGTCTACTACAAGAGCCAAGCAATTTCATCCAATTCATGCCCTTCTTGAAGTTATACCTGTCACCATACTTTCTTTGCCCATGAGTACCACACGCTGCTACCTCTTCTAATCCATCCATTTCTAATAAATATTGAAGCTCTGGTTTTCCATCATCAAAATGCTTTGCATCACCAGTCATGATTTATATCCTTTCCCTTCTATTATCTAAATTGGTACATCTGATCAACCATCCACTTCGGCAAACTTCTAATTAGCATCTTAATGCGCCAAGTGATTCTCTTCTTTCTAGTTCCAAAATTATCCTGAAGATACTTACCAATCACCTCCAAATCATCTGATACAAAGTCATCCTCAAATTGAGATACATTCAAAAAAGTCTTGGGCATATATAAAACCGTTGGTTTCCACATACAGTATCGTGATAGGCCATATTCCCTCTCTACCCCAAATGATTTCTGATCTGCTCCATCGATCACTACAGCATGTACTTCTCGTGTTATAATCTCTTTGTCGCGTTTCCAAAATCCTCTAAGCTTCTTTTCATCCGTATTCAATAAAGGACCAGGAAGGGCAAGTACCTTTTCTTCTAGCACAGGGCTAACCACTTGAACATCATATTTCTTAAGAACCTCAGTAACATATTGGGCATGTTCTACTTGCTCTTTCTTATCCTTGCCAGTCATTTTCGTGGCGAGATAGATCTTAATCATTATCGATTATCCTTTGGGATATACACAGGTTGAGCATAATGGAGCCTAATGCCATCTTCATTTATATATTTACAACATTCATGTGTAAAAGGACGCGACCCAGAATGGCAACAACACTTACATAATGTCTCAAGACTATTTATATGACTATAATCAGAATCACGATATCCACTAATCATCGATTATCTCCTGATCCTTTAATTACATTTCGAGCAAGTCTATCTTCCAGCTTATCATGATTCTTCTGCATCATATCTTCAAGTGTAGTTCCAAGTTCTTCTGCGAGACGAGCTAAGTACCACAGGACATCTCCCCCTTCATCAATAAGCTGGTTCTTTCGCTCTTCAGTAAGAATACCGTTATCATCTCTGATACACTTCTTATACTTACCTGCTACTTCTCCAGCCTCATTGGTAAGTCCTAGGATCACATACGGAAGAGATTCATTTTTAGGATAAATAGCTGTCTTCTCTGACCACTTCTGATATTCGTTAGCTTGCATTATCTTGCCTTCTTAAATTTCTTACACTTACAAGTTACATTCCTGCATGTATAATCATATTCCCCATAATCCATCCAACTAAAATGAGAATTTTCTTTATGGCCGCATTTACATTTCTTTTCCATATTTGTACCTCACTAAAGTATAATACAAATCTCTCTAATTTGCAACCTGTTTTTGAGCATTGTTAACTACTTCAATCTTATGCATACGCCCCCAGCGAACCCCAATCTTGGCATCCACCGTTAGGGGTACTTGTATTCCTAAAATCCTACGAGTCATCTCCTCATGCATGATCTGCAAAGTTTGCCGTATCTCTGTCTTGGGAACTTCTACATAGATAGCATCATGAACAAGATTTCTCAACTTACCATGTAGTCCTTCTTCTTGTAACCGAAGAAATACTCTATTAGCTGCATTAGAAACATAGTCAGAGGCTGAACCCTGAATGGGAGCATTACAGGCTGCTTGCTCATCTTTGTAAGCAATCTTATTATCAGGATTATTAATGGCCAACAAATGACGACGACGACCAAACCTACTCTGCACAAATAGATTCTTTCTAGCAAATTTCACAATCTCATATCGCCACTGTTTAGCTGTTGGGTATCGGGAGAAAAATGTATCTTTAATTGTCTGAGCATATTCTATAGTAACACCATGTTTCCTAGAAAGATCGTCTACGCCTTCTCCGAACATGAGACCGAACACAATACTCTTAGCTTTCTTACGTTGTTCATCAGTAACTTGCTCTTGAGGAATTTTATTGGCCAATGATGCAATAAATCTGTGAATATCTACCCCATCATTTAAGTCTCGAACAAGCTGAGGATCACCTGATAGAATTCCCCACCATCTGAACTCATTCTGCCCCTCATCTGCCTCAATCAGCACATTTCCTTTTTTGACTATGAACATGTTCTTAATAAGTTTCTCACTGCGAGGGAAGTTCTGAAAATTTGGGTCGGTACTAGAGAGCCTACCAGTGGTAGTCCCTGGTTGATGATACTTCGTATGCAAAATAGCATTACCATCAAGCCTCTCCTCAATACCAATAACATAAGTATTAAGCATCTTGGCAAGACCACGATACTCTACAATTTTCTGACAAATGGGATGCTTATCTGCTAACTGATTAAGTACATCCTCATCCGTAGAGGGTACTGGCTTAGTGACACTCTTAGTCATCTTGATAATGGGCAATTTTAAAGTTTCAAACAACAACTTTGACAATTGCTTAGGGGAATCCAGATTGATCTCTTCTGAGGTAACTTTAGCAATCTCTTCTTTAATTCCCTTCTCCTCCTCAGTAAGTAGAGTCTGATAATGCTCTTTGGCTTTGCTCAATGCCTTTCTATCTATTTGGAATCCTTCAAATTCCATATGAGTAAGCGTATGATCAAGTGGCATTACAAGCTTTGATAGAAGATCAGCCATACCTTCTTGCTCAATCCTGGGGAGAAATACTTGCTTAAGCTCCAATGTCACATCGGCATCACAGGCTCCATAAGAGTAAAGAAGTGCTTCTGGCACCCTTGCATAATTTCGTTTCTCGTCATCTCCCATCTTGTTAGCTTTAAACCAATCATCCAATTCTTTCTTATGCTGCCCTCTACCTAAATACTGAAGAGACATATCCTCAAGATTATGTCCTCCCTTATCTGTCTCCCTGAGAAGGTAATGCATGAGTAATGTATCGTACCCAGATTGTTTAACATTCCAGCCCATTTGTAAAAAGAACTTTTTATCGAACTTACCATTCTGATAAATAAACTTGATATTGCTTTCCATGATCTGACGAAATTTCATCATGACGTACTGCTGATGCTCACCCCACCAAGGAGCATAAGTATCTTCCATCCATTTCTCTACCACTTCAACTTGTTTAATCTCCTCTTTACCTTTACGTCTTACTTTTTTGTCTTTAAGCACGATCTTCTCATGAGGAATACCAACCCATTTAGTCACAGGCAGAAGCACACCTGTACCAACCTTCCAAGAGAAAGACGAGCAGATGATTTTATCCTTCTGCCAATCAAATCCAGTTGTTTCTAAGTCTACTGCTACTTCTTCTTGTTCCATAATGCGCTCAAAGAAACTTTCCAGCTTTTCTAGGGTATCAATTACAATATAATTGCCTTTATTAGCTTGAGTCATTTCAGGAACTTTAGATGATTCGATAGCTCGTCTAATATCCTGGGATAGTACTTCTTCCTGATTAGGATTCCTCAATATGGCACCAACACTCAAAGTAGGCAATATCTTGCATTTAAACCTCTCAGACCACTGCTCAATACCCCTCAAATCCCCTACCTTTGGCTTTTTAAGGTCCAAAACTGCTGAAATAGCCTCTAACCCCATAGGTACTACAATATTAGGCTTAATCTCTTCTATTTCAGCTTTCAAATACTCGCTACAGGCTTGAATCTCCTCAAAATGGGCTGGCCTTACCCCTTCCACTGTACGAAGATTAGCCCTGCAGCGTGTTGCATATGTATAGTATACCTGAGATCGATGAATTCCAAATTGAGCAAGCACTGAATCTAACTTCCTAGCTGCAGGACCTGAAAATGGTTTACCAGTGACATCATCTTCAGCAGAGGGAGCATCAAAAACAAAGATGACCTTACTAGATAAATTTCCTTGTCCTGATAACGGAGGGCAATTTCTCAGCTCTGCCAAAGGACAATTTTTGCAGTCTTTATTACATTGATTCACTTAACATCTCCAGATATTTTAAATTGTCTTTAGGAGCAAATTTAGTACAACCACATTCATTATGCCAAAAACTTAAACGCCAATTACAGCTACCCCAAAAGTTTACTTTAAAATAACCAAGCATTTCCCCATCTCTACCATAGGGTCCAATATGAGTATGAACAGAATGATTACAAGTTCTACAAAAGTCTGCAATAGTATAAATAATCACTTGGAAGCCTTTTCATAACAGTATTCTAAATAATCCAAATTGCTATAAGCCTCAAATTGTTCACAAGGGCATGTTTCATAGTCAGAATAATACCCACCATTATGACCACATTTATCTTTAATAGTATTCTCATCGAAATCATAATGATTATTATGAAAGCAATTCCTGCAACGTAACCCTTCTTCTTTATAGCTCACTTCTTATTCTCCAAACAATATTCCAAATACTTAAGATTATCCAACGGAACAAAATCTTTGCAACCACATGACATACCATTATGCCTATACGTTAAACACATAGAATGGACACTATGCCAATGCCCACAAGTCCTGCAATCCCCTATGCATTCTTCATATCTATAACTCACTTCTTTGCCTTTTTCTGTTTCGGGTACAGAATAGCCCCATTCGCATCCTGTAGGGAGAAATTGAAAGCTTTCAATACCTTAGCTACTTTCTTATCTTTAGACCATACAGTAGCAGCTAAGTACATAATCATTACCATAGAGGCTTGCCAAGGATCTGTAGGTACTTTAAGAGCGACATCATTAATTGCAATTGTAATGAAGTTATTAGAAGGAACTTCAGGCTTTTGAGGCAAAGGACTAGCACTAGGAGTATTCTTAGCTAGAGCTTCAAGTATTCCTCCAAGGCCCTCCGTGTCCACTTTAGTACTTTGTAGCATACTTTGGACCAAATCAGCGGGTATGTGTGAAAGGGCCTTTGCCTTAAATGAGTTATTCTCTTCCATTGCTAAGCTCCTCTAAATATCTAAGATTGTCTGCTATAAATTCTTTACAATTATCAGCCCAGGCCGTTCCGTTTATACCCCAGCCAATTCTCTTCCTACAAGCGGTAGATTTAACATTGCTATGTAATATATGATCATTATACATGTGACCACATGTACAAATAAAATCTCTTGTCACTTTATCTCCTCAAATCCAAAAATACATAGATCAGAGGGCAATCCCCACGTTCCTGCTTGAGTTATATAAGTAATCTTACCTAGAAAATTCCTACCTGTATACACTCCTAAAGTAGACTCATATTCATTTAACAACACTTCATCATCAAGATGAAATACTCTATCTTTAACTGATCTCACTTCATATCTCTTTTTGCCAGATATGACCATTTCAAATGGTTCAGTCCAAATTTTTAGTTCTATCATGGCTTACCTAGCATAAGACAGTCGATGATTAGCGGGACTTTTGATATAAGCTGTTCCATCGTATTAATAGTTGGTGCAGTAAGTTTATCAATATCAGTTGCAACTTGGATAGCCGCCTCTCGTACATCAATCTGTTCATCTGCACTCGTACATACTGGGTCAACAAATACCCGTTGCACATTCCAGGCTTCATCCAATTTTTGAAGCTCTTCCCTCTTATAAAGAAAATATCCCTTCACACTGCTCGTTTCAACTACAGGAAGCTCTGGATAAATAGCATTCCCTGGACACTCAATAGAATAATAGTAATCTGTTCCGACCGCAACCATACTGTCGATTACGCCAATCGAATTAAGACTCTTAGGCAAAAATGCAGTATTACCAGAAGAGTTTATTTCAGCTGGTTTAATTTTACCCATTATTTTTTTGGCCAATTCTGGTGAAAGTCTATACATTAGTTTTTCCTGTATTTCCAATATAATAGCATGAATACTACCGATATAAGCATACCATATACACTACCTAAAATCAAGGGAAATTGATGGATCTGCAGCCCGAAGACCAAACCAAAGATATAGCCAACTATTTGAATATACCACATTCCTAAACTAACACCTCTTACATGCTTTACTCTATACGTCATTATCGGTTGAGGTAAAAGACAAAGCATGAATGCAATCTGGCTTATCATTCCCCAAATATTCATTAATCTTCCTTAAGCTTATTAATTATAACCTGCTTCAATTTTAAAGCTCGTTCTCTTGTAGAATCTGCTTTAGTCTTACTAAGGAACTTATTAACCCTTTTCTTAAGATCCTTTTCACCCTCTAACGTCCAGGTTCCTTTTAATTCTTCTTCAAGTTTATCTAGTAGTACTTTATCGTGGAGAGCATTTCTCCTTCTTCTCTCTTCAAGGGATTTTTTATCATGATCCTTTTTACAAATTCGTTGTAGATTGCTTGGGTCACAATCGATTCTTGCTATAAAAGTGTTCCAATCTTGGAAACCTTCTTCAACAGAAACTACCGGAATGATATGATCTACCCCTCCCATTAGCTTAGCGGGAACCCAGCTATGACAAACTTGGCATTCAAATTCTACTCTATCTACCTTAGCTCTAGAGCCATCTTTGTTAAAATGAGGCACCTTTCTCTTACCTGCATTCATCACTTCAATTACCTTCGGTGAACGGGCAAATGAACGTCTTATAGCTGACCTCACTACAGCATTCCAATTATAAGGAGGTTTGTTTTTCATAGTTTTTTAAGTACTCCTCAGCTTTTTGTAAAATCTCAATTGATTCTCTAGAATGACCTAACATCCAATTACAGGAAATACATAGTAATGACCTTAGAGCATTAGTTTTATGATTATGATCCACAACTAACCTTCTGCCATCTACTCTTTCATCAATACCACAAATGGCACATTTAAAATCTTGCTCTCCCAATAACTGGTCATGCATTTCCATAGTAATGCTATATTTGCGTCTAAAATTGTTTTCTCTTAATTCTATAGCTCTACACTTACCACATCTACTGCCATTTTCGATGCCAAATTTGGATCTTTCATGTCCATTTTTGCAGAATTTTCCAGCTTTCCTCCCACGAGGTTGCGGATTTTCAACGAATCGACATGCTAGGCAAGCTCCTCTTTTGAGTCTCCCCATAATGGAAAGCTTGTGCCCATGAACGCAAAATAATTTTTTCTTTCGTTTACTTACACATAATTTACAACGATTAGCCTTTCCCACTCGTCCTACAATATCCTTATCATGCCCTTTTTTGCAAAATCTAGGATCATATACACATTTTTTGCATCTACCACCTTTTTCATACCTGCCACAAATAAAAGTATCATGTCCATTAGGACAAAACTGTTTCCTTTGGCCACCTAATTTTAAAGGATGTGTTTCACGATAACATTTTCTGCAAACCCCATGCTTATCTCTGGCATTCAGAAGGAATGTATCATGCCCTCTTTTACAAAATTGTTGTTTAGGTCTACCTACTTTTCGCTTTTTCATATATGGTTATCTCCTTGTTTGAGTACATTGTGTATGTTCATATACACAATTTTATTATACTTTTTACAAGGATTCTTTTGTAGGAAAATGCTCCTTAAGGAACTCTCTACGAACTTTATAATACTCTTGGTTACATTTCTTGCAATTACCACTCTTAGTACGACCTACCTCAGCTATAATATGCCCTTTGGAACAAGTTTCTTTAGCTGGAAAACCATGTTTAGACATTATCTACCACCTTAGAAATTCCATTTTCTTTAATAATTTCAAATGTTTTAGAAGCACTTCTAGTAATAGTCTCACTATGAGAAATTAAAATAAGCTGCAAATTGAGCTTCTCACAAAGAATTTTAATGAATTCAGCTACTTTCTCTTGATCCTTTACCGACACATGTTTAAATGCCTCATCAGCAATAATAACCTTGGATAACTGGGGTTGCCACTTTGTTAAAAGGGCCACCCGTAACACGAAAGAAACTGCATCAGCTACTCCACCACCCATACTGTTTAAAATATCAAAAGTTTGACCATTCTGAGCATCCAATATACCCATCTCAAGTGTCGGTTGGTTATTCTTATTTGTAAGTTGCATTTTAAACTCAAGGTTAGGATCTTTAATTGTTCTAAGTGCATCAGTCACAATTCCACTAATCTTATCTAGTACTTGCAAACGAGTCTCATCCGAAAGTGACTGGAGGAACAAGGATGCCTTAGCTAAATGATCTTCATTAACTGTTAGCTCTATAACTTTTTGATCTAAAGAAGCCTTTCGCTCTTTTAGACTCTCAAGTTGGCCAACCTTACGGTTGAACTCTTGTTGAATCTGTTTAAATTGCTCGAATATCACTGAGTACCTTATCCAATTGTTCTTGCAATGCACTCACTTCAGCCTGGATAGCTGCTTCCTCATTTTTAAGTGTTTGCTCAATAGCTTCAGGTGCAATACCTAGCTCTTTAGCTTCTAACAGCAGCTTCTCTTTTTCTTGTTCAAGCCCTTGAAGCTTTGTTTGGTTAGCTACCCGTAAATTATTAAGCTGTTCACCTTTAGATTTTAAAGCTAGTAGATCATTTTCAATACTCATCGTAACTCCTCCTTAGCCTGTTCCACTTTCTCTAAACACAAATCCAATATCTCTTTAAGCATACCACTTTTCTTTCCCTCTGTCAAGACCACTTGAGATACATCCACGTTTTCAAAACTTGCACTCTCCAAGCTATCTACAAAGTTTTGGAGATTCATTTCTGTACTCTTTAACTCTGCAGCACTAGCTAAATCAAATATTTCGCTGGCTGGCAATGAACTCTTTAGCTGATGAGGAGTAATCATACCTGTCACTGTATCTAAAATGAACACTTGCGGTTGCCATTGTTCATTTATAGCCCATCGACTGATAGAGCCTGGATTAACAAATGCTGTAATTCCTTCAAAATGAGAAAAAGCCTTATGATAATGACCAAAAACAAGAACTTGAGCATTAGTCTTTATCTGAGATGGTAACACAGCATCAAATGGGACTTGATGGGGAATGCAAAAATTATGGCTGCACACAATCTTATAATAATCCTTAAACTTATCGTCAAAGAAATAATCCCCCTGTTTTGGATCTAAATAGGCATGAATACCTCGGAGCACAATTTTCTCTTTCTCAAATACCAATTCATCTAATCGCTCAATAGCTTGCGATTCCATCAGTACACCTAGCCCATTATTCTTATCTGAGGTAACGTAGGCATTAATATCGTGGTTGCCGATCAGACTGAACAATGAGCAAGGCAAAGTTTTACACCAAGCTACCACATCGTTAACAAGTTGGAATGAAACCCTAGTATTATCAAAGAAATCACCCAAACTCACCATCATATCTACTTTGTTAGCTGCAGCAATATCTCGAATTTCCCCAAGCTCCTGAAATTGGCTCTCATAATGATTGTCCAGCCTCCACTTGGGACGATCAGACAAACTTCGAAGATGAAGATCACCTATTAGAAGAATTTTCATCTATACACCTTTTCACAAGAACATTCCTCATAATCATAAGCATTATATTCTAGAAGATTCTTATGGCACCCACCACTATTTCTTTTGTCGCATATACTATAATGATACTGAGTTTTTTTAACTAAATCATCATAAGTCAGATGAAAAGTAAGCTCATGGCCACATTTACAAAGTTTATTCATCAACTTTCTCTTCCTTCTTCACCAAATGAACATATACTTTCAAATCTTTAGCATTAGCCTTATTCAACATATCCTTGCTTCCCTTACTCAAACCATCCCAAACTAAAATAAGTGCTTCTGCATCTGCAGCCATTAAACTGTTTCTTATAGGTCCAGCCTTCTTACCAAATGTGTCCCAATCAGGACAATAGAATCTAACAGGAATTCTATTCTTATTTGCCCAAGCTTCTCCTAATGAATCAGGTCCCATAGCTCCACCTGAAAAAACCTCTGTAATATCAAAGCCGCTAAGCTTAATAGCCTTCTCAAGCTCTAATGGATCTGTAATTGTTCTACTACCAGCAATGATTACACGCATAAATCTTCGAGGTACTTTAAATTGTCTCTTTTAAAATCATTACAAGAACACTTCTTAATTGAGTAAGTCCAATCTCCATAGCAAGCATTTAATAAAATATTACCTTCTTCATCGAGCCAACCAATATCATGCTTTTCAGCTTCATGACCACATTTACAATAATCAATTACTTTTATGCACATATTGTTCCTCTAAATATTTTAAATTATCTGGTGTATATTTTTTACATTTATGATCTGTAGTATAATGTGTTTTTCTTAAATCTACTCGCAATCCTTCAAAGCATTCCCCGAGAGCCCAAAAACTATTATCACGGCTATGCATTTCTTTTATATGCCCACAAACACAAGGATAACTATTCATACCCTACTCTCTAAATAAATAAGATTATCATTACTTTCCCAATTATTGCATCTACAATTGGTATGCTCACAGATTCTTTTCAAATCTTTAAGAATGAGAAAAGAAGTAACGTGCCAATGCTTGCAATTTCTACAACGCCATTTATTAAAGTCTACCATTATAAATTAACCGTTTCCTGATTACAAACTGGGCATGTACCATTTAATCTAAGCATTTCACTATACTGTTCCTTAGCCTCTTGATACTGCTGCTCAACTCGTCCCAACTCTTCGGTTTTACCTAATAGTTCCTTTTGATTCTTACCTATCCTAACTGATAAATCCTTAATCTTCTTTAAGTCAGACGCTTTCTCAGCCAATACAGGTATAACAGAAATATCAACAGGTGTCAATAGATTATTTATCCTGCTTTGTGCAGAGTACATTCCCTGCCAAGCATTGTACTTGTCATTTAACATAATCAGTTTCTTTACTCTATTCACCTTTGGCTCTAATTGGCTAATTGAATCAAGGTCTATTTGGGTTAAAAGAACTTGTAGTTTAGTTTGATGCTCAAACGTATACTGATGATTTACAAATTTGCTATGAAATGTTCTAATTTTTCCAATCTTATCCACTCTTTGGGCTAATTGATCTATATTACTAAGGTCAATATTGACTAGAAGGGCCTCCTTTTCTGTTTCAGCTACCCAGTTAGCCCTTAAGATAGATACACGCTCAAATAGGCTCTGGATTCGCTGCAATCGGGCTTCCTGAACACTCAAAGAACTCAAACGAGCCTCTATATCACTTATCTGGCTACTGAAAGTCTCAATTGGAGCTAATTTATCAATTTGACTATTTAAATCAACTACTTCTAACTCTTTAGAACCCTTTTCCGCTGTAGTTTGTCTTTTATCTTTATTAAGTTCTCTTATTGCATGATCCAGGAAAGTTGCACCTGAAAGCTTACCCAAAATACGAGCACGAAGACTGGGAACTGAGCTTAACAGGAACAGGTTGTCATGCTGCAGGGCTACATTGAGGTTTAGGGACTCTGCAGCATCAATCTGTACCTCATGAATCTTTAAGGCTTGCTGAATCGCTTCAGGTACACTTGTTCCAAATGATTCAAAGACCTGTGGTTCTTGATTAGGGAGTATAAGGGTATATTTATTAACCTTATCTCCCTTTTCACGCAACACAGTTATACCTGTACTAGTCTCAAGAGTTATCTTACAATACTTAGCCCCAAATCGAACCCAACTTTTATCCCACGGCGAACCCATTAAGATGAACTGAAGGGCTCGACTGATCGACGATTTTCCAGCGTTACTTAATCCAACAATTACGTTCAAACCTTTGTCAAGATTAAATACAGATTTCTCGTGTGATTGGAAATCTTCTAGAGTTAAAGTTTTAAGAAACATTACAGTAAAGGTAAATCCTTTGTAAACCTATCAATCAACTCTGAAGAAGCTGGCCCTACCCCAAGACAGGTATAGGTTGATTCTCCATGAAACTCTGTCCTACCTGCATCCCTTACTAAGTACATAGGTAAACTAGCTAAAGCAACTTTATTATTTAACTCTATCAAAGCAGCCTCATCGTCAACATAGACACAGATTTTTGTACAACCTTCCTGTTCCCATTGTTTAATGTCTTTAGATGAGGCTTCTTTTAATGCCCCAATAGCAGCATGAGCACCCTGGGCAATCAATTTGCCCTTACGTACTTTTAAGTCATGCCGCATCACAAGAACTTGCTTAATCATTACTTTGATTCTAGAACTTTTGCGAAAAATACGTCAACTGTCTCCTTATGGAGTCCAACTTTATCCAAAATCTTAACGAAGTCTGTAAGATCTGGCTTGATCAACTTATAGTCTTTCGTTTTTTCATTTAGATCCACTCTATACAGCTCCCGATAAAGTGTCAAAAGTCTCTCTGCTGGCTTATCCAATTCCCAACCCTGCTTCCACAGCTCAATGACTATTTTCTTTTTGGTCAACATGCGGTAAAAGCCGTTAAGAATTTTCGTCTTCGCTCCATATGAACATTTCGGACTATCACGTAGCACAATCAGTAAGTCGTTCCTCTGAATGTGAATGAATCTATCGGGGAAGGACGACATAATTTTCGTTACCATCTCTTCAACGCTTGCTCCTGCTGGCTCGTACTTGGTCTTGGCCATTGTCTTATATCTCCTTTTAATTAGTCAAAATCAGAACCACAAATGTCATCCAACCGATTACTAATTGGTGACGATGCCCCAGTTGGATTGAATCCTGTCACCTTATTAAAGTCTTTACCTTCTACAGCCTTCATTGCCTTCCTAAAATGCTCTTCAGTTACAATAAGCTTCTCATTCTTATCATAGGACTTTTCATCCAATGCAAAAATAATTGACATATTAACCAATTCACGAACTTGTGCACCTGTCTTCTTAGAGAACTCTTTTGCAATAGATTCTAAATAAGGAAGAGACTCATCCAATAGCCCGTTACTAAACGTCTTGATCATCTGTAAACGTTCTTCCATATCAGGCAATGGGAAGTCAATGCAAATATCAAAACGACCTGGACGATCTAGTAATGCCTTCTCCAACACCTCTTTATTATTTGTAGTGGCAATTGTAATAATGTCTGTATTGTCCTGAACCCCATCTAGACCATTCATCAATTCACCAAGCAACGCTGGATTATGGTTGCCAGATCGATCTCCTGCATAAAGATCCAAATCCTCTAGCAGCATAATTGTTGGAGAAAGTGCTTTACACAGATCAATAATAGCTGCGACATTCTTTGCTCTATCCAAATGCTTAGGCGTGACCCAAACGATTGTCCAAGGGATCTGATTACAAAGAATTTTAAAAAGCTGCGTCTTGCCCGTACCTGGGCTACCACTTAGGACAATTCCGCGCTTAATAGAAAGTCCATTCTTCTTATAAATCTCTCTTGAGTCAATAAGGTTCGTAATATTTCGACGAATCTTATTTTTAATCTTCTCAGGCAAAATAAGATCCTTCCAATCGTAAATTTTGTCAAATTTAACGAATGAGCAATTAGGATCAATCTTCTTACCCTTAAGGAAATTATGATCTTCTCCATACTTAATCATTTCTTCAGAAAGTTTATGCACATCAGGATTTACATCCTTCTTACCACCAATCTTAAAAAGAAATGCGTCAGGATAGCAACTTTCCAAATGAACAATGTACTTCTGTTCTTTATTAGAAACGAAATAATCCCCAAAGTCCAATCTGCTCTCTTTTACATCAGGAGAAATCTCAATGGAACTAAAGGAAGCTGCATAATCCCCATCTGAATCAACAACAGCTATTTTGTCAATATTCAATCCTTTACTCTTAAAGAAATCAGGAAGAACATAGCGTAACACAAGGGCCATTGCAATAGAACACTTGTATTCAGAATATACAATATCATCAATGGTAACTGCCCCTAAATATTCCGTGTATACCTTATTCTTATAGTCATTATTCCAACGGGATTCCTTTAGAATCTGAATATAATCTTTCTGAGTACAATTGGTCATCAACTGTGGAGGAAGAGAATCGAATTGTGAACTAATATGTCTATGACGACGAGGTTGATTTGACATAGGGCTCCTTAATTAGCAAAGCTCGTGATTAAAAGGCTTGATGATCTTCTGATATTTCTTTTCTTTATCTGCTTCAGCGACGAAAAGCCAACGACTATCTCCTACGACGAATTTAGAATTTGTTTCCCACATAACCTGCACAGGATTATTACTCATAACTCCCACACCCTGAGCATAACTATCTGTCCCGATCATGCTGCCATTAATAATAATCTGAATTCCTGAGTTAGTCTGAAAGTGGCAAGCCTGATGTACATGTCCAAAAACGAAAAGTTGAAACGGCTTTCTATGGTGGTTACGTTCCTCTTCGTTGACTCGGTGCGCCTGAATTTCAATTCGTTCTGTGTTAATACTCTTTCCAGGATTACCTGTGATAAATACTCCATCCGAGTGAGTCATATATACTCGATGCTTTTGAACGCGCAATTCTGCATAAGGACTCTTAGGAACAATCACTTCTACTTTCGGATCTTTAGAAAAGTACTTAGCCAAAGAATAGAATATAATATTCTCAAAGGAGTCATACTTCTGTGAAAGAGCACGACCTTTATCAGATTTATGCATCATGCGACCATGATTACCTGGCTGGCAAACAATACGAATCTTGGGAAAGAAATTCTTCACATATTCGAATCCTTGAATAAAATAACTTAATGCTCCATTGACTTGATGTGTAATCAAATCATAATCTGGACCTTCTTGATTATGGATAATTCCACCAATCAAATCTCCTCCAAGAAGAAACACCACTTCTTCATGCAGAGCACGTTGCTCCATCTTATAGGTAGCCAACTGATCCATAATAAACCCAAAACGACGAGCTGCTACTTCCCAATTGAACTCATTCTTACCACCCAATTCATCTTTATCAATAAATGTACCAAAGTGAACATCAGTAAGAGCTACACAAAGAGAACGGGGTGATCCATCATGCAAATCCTTTGTGGCAACACCCTTAATGTACTCCATAGTTGTCTTTTCATCAAGAGTAACTGGTTCTACCTTAATGTTTTTAAGAGTTTTAACTAAAGAGTCAGTTAAATTATCTGCGAACAACTGCCAACTCCCAAAACGCTTTTCGAGGCTAGTCAAATAACCTTGTCTTGCTTTTAATAGCTGAATCTCTTTTAGATCTTTTTCATAAGGAAAATATGTAGAAACAATTGTCTGGAATCCTCCAACAGAACGCAATTGCCATGGGGAAATTCCTGACAGTTCGATAAATTTTGCTTTCGATAATTCTGATGGATGATTTAATCCAAGATTGCTTGAAATCTTTTCTATTTTGTTAACAATATCAGTAACTAGTTTATTTGCCATTTAAATTCTCCTTATTGTTTCTATCTATATAATTAGCCAATCGTCTTAAAATTTCAGGACTATCTAATAATTTTCCAATAGCTGTATTACAATCTTCACACAATAAACCCCTTATTCTACCTGTCTTATGATCATGATCTACAGCAAAAGCTCTTTTAAATTCAGATTGATCTCGTAAGCAACCAATACATTTACCCTCTTGACTAAAAAATATCTCATTATAATCATCTAATGTAATACCATATTGCCTTTTAAGCCTATCATTACGTCTTTCATTTAAATGCAATGCAGCATATTTTTTCTGATAATCACTAACACATTTTTTGCAGTTACCTCTTTTTGTTCGACCAAAAATAAAAATATCGTGCCCATGAGGACAAAATTGTTTAAGTCTAGAATCTTTCGTAGGATCTATACGACGTAATTCCTCACACTTTATACATTTATCATATTTAGTTCTTCCACACTCAAAAGTATCATGATTTCTTGGACAGAATTGTTTAATTGAAGAATTTTTAGTTGGATCTATACGCCGATCTAAGGAACATCCTAAACAATTACCTCCATTATCTCTACCGACTATTGCTATTTCATGACCATGGATACAAAATTCTTTTCTCTGAAATTTATGAAAACATATTGATGAGCAATATTTAGTTTTTTCTACCCTTGCTTTTGGAACATAAAATTCTATTCCACAAATCTCACAATTTATAATTTTTCCATCTCTTTTATTCATATAATTCTCTCCTTGTATAAGTCCATCGTGTATTATCATATATACACAATTTTATTATACTTTTACAAGGATTTAGGGAAGTTATCTTTAACAAACTGTCTCCTTACTTTATAATAATCACTTTTACACTGTTTGCAATTACCTGATTTGGTACGGCCTACTTCAGCAATAATATGTCCTTTAGAACATGTTTCTCTAGGTTGAAAGCCTCTTTTACCCATTGTTATCTACCTCTTATTCTCCTGAATAGCCTTCCAAAGAGCCTCTTGAAGTTTTTCATCAGCCCTAAAAGCCTCAACAATTTTATCCTTACCCTTATAAGAAACTCCAGCATACTTATATGAAGGACCTGCTTGTTCAATGAATGAAAGGGTAAGGCCAAGATTAACTACTTCTTCCACTCGATCTACTCCTGTTTCAAATCTAAGAGTAAATGTAGCCTTCTTACCTGGAGCAGCAACCTTATTCTTTACAACTGTTGCTTCTACTACATGACCGATTGGTTCTCCTTCAGCCCCTTTAATCTCTGATCCACTTACCTTCTTAACTGATAGACGCAAGGAACTATAAAACTTTAGGGCATTACCTCCAGGTGTCACCTCTTTAGGTCCATAAGGATTAAGACCATCTCTTACCTGATTAATAAAGAGAAGAATGGTATTTGTATCGCTCACCACTGGAACTAAACGTCTAAGAGCCTGACTTAGAAGCCTTGCCTGTGCTGCCATATTTTGCTGACCCAATTCGCCGTCTAGTTCACTCTGAGGTGTCAATCCTGCAACACTATCAACAACAATCATGCTCACTTGCTTTGTATTGGCAAGTTCTTCCACAATCTGCAAAGCTTGTTCTCCAGATTTAGGCTGAGTTAAAATTAAATCATCTGTATTAACCCCAAGCTTAGCTGCCCATTCCAAGTCCAAACTATGCTCAACATCAATAAAGGCAGCTGTACCTCCAGCTTTCTGAGCTTCAGCAATAGAGAGAAGACTAAGTGTAGTTTTGCCTCCCGATGGTTTACCATAAATTTCTGCTATGGTCCCTTTAGGGAAACCACCACGGCCAAGAGCATGGTCAATTGAGTAAGATCCCGAACTAACAACCTCAACCTCTTTCATATCCATGTTCTTGATCTGAGAAACCACCGTCTCATGAACCTTTGAGATACGTTCAAGAGCCTTCTTTAAACTTTCCTTACCTTCATTCTCTTCACTCATGTTATTTCTCCTCACTTATCTGTTTAATAACTTTTGCTGTAGAATATGTAATAGATACATCATGATAAACTTCATAGGTCTTACCACATTCCCCACATTCAAATTCTCCATCATCTATCTCAAACGAATCACGTTCTTCATGTCCACACCATGGGCATGTAATCAAGTCTGTATATGATGTATCGAATACTTTCATGTTACCTCTCATGTGAATTGTAAACTCGATCCACTAGTTTAATATTCTTAAGCATATGATACTTTATTAAATCATCTACTTTATCATACCCTTCTCCACCGTAAACAGAGAAATAATGAATCACCATTTCTCCATTCAGCCAATCAGTTACTCCATGTTCCCAACCATCACGTTTTCCTACTTTAACATGAAGTCCAATTCTCAGATCTCGCTTACGCATATAACTCCTTAGAACGGAAAGCTACTTGTTCTCTTAGGTGCCACAGGTGCTGGTGCAACTGGTGCTACCACTGGCTGAGTTGCAATAGGCTGGACTGGTGCTGCCAGAGGTTGCATAGGACTAAATGCAAGATTGACTCCAGGAGCATTTGCAATAATTGGTGCAGGGACCACTGGAGCTACAATAGCTGCAGGTGCCATATGAACAACAGGAGCACTTGCCTGTACAGCTACCTTAATAGGACCTGCTGGAGGAAGCTGCGCCAAGAATCCCTGAAGAACCTGGGTATCAACATCGTTCATCGGGAGCAAATCCGTGACCCCTTGCTTTGTCCCACCTGATTCCTTTTCCCATGTCTTCAATAGAATCTTAACGTAAGCTCCAACTAGCATATCTGTATCAAACTTAGTCTCATCTGCAAGCTGCTCTCTACTATAGCCCAAAACAGCCCCCCATGCAGTAATACGAGCTTTAGGTGTTGGAACTGTGCCTGTTGTTCCCCATACCCAAACCTTTTTACCTAAAAACGGAGGTTGGCAAATTTCAAATGTCCAATTAAATGTAATATTCTCCTCACTCCATTTCTTCAGTTCAATTTTCTTAATCTGAGCATAGTACAAATTGTCAGGTACTTCTACCTTTTCTCTTGGTTGGTAACTTCCTAGTTTTGCCATATCTTATCTCCTTTAATGTTTTATTAAAAAGTCTTTAGCGTACCACGTTGCAAATTACTACCACTATTTCCTTGCAAATTTTGATCGAGCTGTACGACTGTGATCTGCCTAGACAAATTACTATTAGCAGACTCCAAATTAGAATGCACGAGCTGGATGCACTTCATAAACCACTGACCCTTAATTAAAGAAATGTCCCTATGATGCAGGTCTAATACTTTTTCAGGCATCTTGATACGGGCAGCTACATTTCTAGCATCAGCTGATTTAGCAGCTAGACAGGACTGCTCTGTGACCATAAGAAGCTCAAGTTGCCTATCATGTTCATTCTGACAAATTTCTTTAAGGATCTCCAACTCGGCAACATTCTTCATTGCTTCTAGCAGTAAGGAAGTGACACGATCCTTGGCCAGTTGCATTTCGGTTAGCTTCAAATTCAAACTAGCGAGCCCTTTGGTCGTCGGATCAGGATCAAGGATCACTTGGATCTTCTTTACTTCTTCCAATCGTTCTGCCATCTGTTCTTCTGATAGAGCCATATTATTCTCCTTAATTATTACTCATATTCCTCAGAATATATTTTTTCCAATAAGATCTCATTATCAGGATTAGGAATAGCCCTATACTTCTTACAATGACAACCAATAGTAAAACATTCGTAGGCCATCTCATCGTGTGCAATTCTTCCATGCAAGCATCTGCATAAATGGATAAAAACAGCAAATTCGCCCATATTATTCTCCTTGAACTCCAAATACTTTCTCTTGATCTCGTTCTACCAACCACTTAACCTGGGCGAATAACTTATCACTGGCTGCAATTATTTCCTCAGCAGATGGTCCACTAGGAATCTCATCACCTTCTATCTCAGTAGTGAAGCATTTTAAACTTCCATCAGCCATCTTCACACTATCAGTAAATCGTTTAGAAATTTTCATTTTTCACCTCTGGAGGTGGTACTTGTTCCTCTACCTGTTGTTCTTGTTGAGCAAAATATTCGGCTTCTTGCTGTTGTTGGTATAGATACTCTTCCTCTTGTCTATGTTCTTCTAAATGCCTCTCATGAGCTCGTCTTTCAGCAGCCTCTTCTTCTCTACGTTCTTCTTGCCTTCTCTCTTCATCTCTTTCTGCTGCTCGTTGTCCTTCAAAATAAGCCTCATCCTGATCAGAGTGTCTATCTCTATTCCCATCTCTATGATGATCCTCTCTATCACGATATCCCTGATCAAAATCTTCTCTCTCATCACCATAATAATGATTACTAAAAATGCTCATCGAAGGGCCTCTAATAAAGGATCAAGATAACTTCTAGGACATTTAACCTTTGCTTCTTTCAATAGCTGCTTCACTTGCTTCTTATTTAGATCCCTCTTCAATTGCTTAATAGCACGAGGCAACGAAATATGAGTATCAGCAAAAAAGGCAACCCTATCTCCAATTCCGCAATGATGACTAGGAATCCAATCAAACACATAGGTATCAATTCGACCTGGAACACAATAACGACTTATAGAAGCTCCAGCATCAGTTATCCAGATACGGAAAAAATCCATTCCCCATTTTGTTCTGCCAACTTGAATATTGTCAGAGAATAATACTTTATCATCGTTATTATAATCCAGTGTTAGACTCATTTCCCAATCTCCCGACTTTCTTTAATCTTCTGCTCCATTATAACATGAGAAACAGGATTTGTCAAGGTCTTATCTAAATCTTTTAAATAATTCATAACATTGTTAACTAGTTCGGGTTTACGATACATCAAATCTCTTACATATTTGGATACTGCAAAGTTAAGTTCATCTTTGAAATCTTTTTCATCTTTTACATCAATTCCGTCCAAGGTCATTGTTATCTCTTCAAGAACGTTTGTGTCACCATCCAAGGCTTCCTTGGCAACTCTGAAAGAACACCCTTTAAACTTACTGTAAAAGTTATAGATATCGCCTCCAACTGAACAGGGGAAACAAAAATAGCTGCTGGTGTGCTCGTAAATTACTAAACTAGGCTTCTTATCCTCGTGCCAGGGACAGCAGATAGCTTTAAGCTCATTAGAGTATTGAACTGCCTTCTGCCCAGTTAGTTCCTCTATGACTTCAAGAATTGTTTTCTTCATACTACAGGAGTGCTCGTTCCACCGATCTGAATCTCTTGTATTTGCATGTATTTGCCATTAATCTGCAAAGTAGCTGTTCCTGTTTCTGAATGCCTTGATAGCATTAATGCTAAACGTGCAAATCCCTTCTTCCCATTTCTATCAAATCCTTCTCTATCCTCAATTCTCCAGGAAAAAACATAATCTACGTCCTTCAGGGGCTGGCCTGAACGCTCGATATCGTAGGCATCAAAATCCTTATTATCCTCTAGAGCATCTTTAGCACTCTGAGCTTTCACATGGGTAAGCAAAATAAAAGGAATACGTTCCTGCAAAGCCATGCTACAAATATTTTGAGCAATGATACCCTTCTTTTGCCAATCTTGCATAGCCTCTTTGGAGGTAGTAGTCATTCTTCCAAAGTGATCGACTACAACCAATCCAACCTTCTTACCATCCTCTTTAAGCTTTTTAATTCGTTCTCCAATTAACTCTGGAGTACTGATAGCTGCAGGTACTTCATCAAAATAAATCTTATTCAGAATCTGATGCTTACCCTCTTTTACTGAAGTAATAAACTGAATCCAACGAGATTCTTCCATAGCATCCATCTGATTAGAATAGATATGAGACAAGGGGATACAAAGCTCCATGGCAGCGTAACGCATGTAGAAAAGTTCAACAGTCCCTTCGTTAGCATGATAATAGGAATACACGCCACGTTTAGCTGCTCTATAGCAAATATTCATAGCAAGAGCTGACTTAAATTCTTTCGGTGGAGCCATTATGATAGACACACTCGATGGGGCAAGTCCACCAGTCAAAGAATCGATACCAGCATACCCAATCTTTAATCCTTCGTACTTCTGAGGATTTGCCTTCCTGTCCTCATATTCCCAATGAATGCGATCACCAAAAGTATCAAGCTGCCCTGATCGTACTATCTCAGTTCTAAATTTACTTTCAATCCTACCTAGTGAATTCTTAAGCTCCTCAATAGCCTGATCAGTCTTATTGCTAGAAAGATCCTCCACGCTTCTGCGTAACGCTTGCTCCACCAAATTACGTTTATGGTAGGATAACATGGTATCAATGAGAAATTCAATACTACTGTCATCTGGGGTCTCAACAGCAAGCTCATTCCACAACACAGACACACTGCTTGCCAAATCTTCCTGAATATTCTGTTGCTGAAGAACTGAAATCACTTCAGTTGCATTTGGAGAAGTACCATAAGTCCTTGCAGCCCAAACTAATACTCTATATAACGTTCGAGAGGTAGACCAGACAAAAGCATCATTAGGAAGTCTATCCCCAGCGATTTGAGCTTTTGCAGGATCTCTTATAATATGTCTAAGAAGATTTTTCTCTAATTGTTGATCCATTATATTACCTCAATTCAAATGACAAACAAGAGCATCTTCCAGCCCTGCACCAAACATCTGGTGCTAATTGACTATGGGGAGGACAATAATCTAAAAATTCTCTTGGTAAAGCTCTAATAGCACAATGATACTTAAGCAAATGCCCACACACAGAACATTTTCGAGTCATAGCTATTCTTTCTAGCATCTCTCTATTCATGCAATCTTCTCCATAGCCTTCATTTCCAACCATTCTAAATTAGACATAGGCTTATATATGCCACAACATTTCCAATTAGCTTTTTCGTCAGCATAACAACCCCAACAAGTATCTTCAAAATCCCAATTCTCAAATCTACTAAGAAACGTTCTTGTATGATGAGATGCCTTACTATGGCTGCAGATACAAGGGCGATCCATTATTCATCATCCTCTACATCGCCATGATCATGAGATTCAACATCATAAAATTCTTCTACTTCCTCTGGTGTCATCTCAGTAATATAGTAGGTGCCTGAATAGAAAATTTTTGTCGTGAATGGAACATCACTCCAGACCCTATCAGCCTCGACCACGCCTGAAGGAGAGATTTTCACATTTTTGACGACAAACATATCGTCATTTCTCTTTTGCAAATCGTCATTCAGTAAGGATACTCTGTAATGTCTTTCTGGAACTAAATTTTCTCCATCTTTCATATTATCTCTCCTTTTTACTTAGAACTCAAGTGCCATCCCATGCAGACAGTACAGTGATATGATCTCACTATCACTGCTTTATACTCATACAAATACATAGCTGTCTGCTCAGCTTCAGCTTGGCTATTGTATTTTTTCTTTGTTTGGCAGCTCGTAATAGCGTTAGGTTTCATTAATACCCTTCTTTACTCGGCCAAAAATAAGGTGTAGCAGGATCTTCAACCCATCCAAATTTTCCATACCATATAGGATCTTTTCTAAGAAGATTAGCTCTCATAGCGGAATGATATTTCTCATTACCTAGCCAAGGAGGAAGTTCTCTATATAGGAATGGACAAAACTTTGTATGGATTGTACTATTAAATCCCCTATTGATCCATTCTACACACATGACCCATCCATAATAAGAAAGAGCACCTTCATAGCCTTTCCATTGCTGCACAGCGGGATGATGAGCCCACCCTTTGGATTTACCCGTTAAGGTATTAAGAATCTGCAGAGCTTCCACTCTCTGTTTTCCGAGCCTCTTATTATCTAAGCACTCAGCTGACTTTTTAAAGTCACTATAGGGTAAGAATGTTTGCATTATATGCCTCGATATAGTATATCACACTTGCTCGTTATTTGCAAGCTCTCTTTTGGCTCTTTCTTCAGCCTCTTTTTTATATTTTGCCTCATACGCTTTTTGACAATAAGTACATTCATTTGAAAAAGGACAATGGTGAATAACTAATTGCTCTATCTCTTCTGATTCCTGTTCTTCCTTCACCCACTTAGGTTTAGTCAAATAATAGGGAAACAGCTTGGCTATAGCTGTAGCTGCTTTCCAATCGGTAGCTTTGATAGCTTTAAGATATTTTTTTACTATCGTTGCGCTATCAAGAGTATCGGTTAGTTTGGTTGATTTATTCATTGTTATTTAATTCTATTCTCTAAAAATAAACATCTCACATTTTTTGTCACAAGGTATAGTTAGAGTTCCTAACCCACAACAGCTTCCATTTGATGAATTATGTGCTATTCTATTGTGAACACATGTTTGACAAGCATCATAATCTCTTTGATTATCACTCATTTTATTTCTCCTTATTATAAATCAAAATAAGACCAATCTTTCTTATTAAAAAATCTAACTATTCTAAAACCAAACCAATTATATCTATTCTTAAGAATGGGCAAAAGAATAGCAGCTCTCCCTTTGTCATAAGCTCCACTACTAGAAGACTGAACAATATTATTTAATTGATTAATTATCCACTCAATTGTTTGTTTTTTCCATGGTTCCCAACCCCCGCTACTTTCATTAAATACATCGTCAAGAATATGTTGAAGATATCTTTTTTGATCTTCCCATTTAGTTATTGAAAACACAAATAACGTGACAATACTAACAACTAAACTGCTCAGGTCAACACAAACATGGAAAAATTTCATAGTAACCCATTCTCTTTCATAAATTTATCTCTGTATTCAATTGCTTCTTCTTTTGTTCTAAAATATTTTCTATGTGTTTTACCCTCAAGTGTAATGATAAAAGTATAGCTGTCATCATTTTTTCTATGCCCTAAATGATGCAACGGACTTTTTTCAATAGAAATCTTTCGTTGAAGTTCTCTATTAAAGCAACCACAAGACTTAGTATGCCCTCTAAGTAAAGATTGTTCATCAACTACTTTCTCAGTACCACAATCACATTTTACTCTATAAAGTATTGTATTATATTTGTTAAATCCCTCTCGATTTAAAATAACAAGCTTTTCAAAACGTGTCCCAATCTCTAAACCATCAGATTTTCTAATACAACCACAAGATTGGGTGCCTCCACTCTCTAAAATGCTTCTACGAACTATTTTTGTATTGCCACAGTCACATTTACATACCCAGGTATATTGTCCTTTTTCATCTATATTATTAAGTTTCTCTACCGTTAATCTTCCAAATACTTTCCCAATTAGATCTGTTTGTTTAAAAAATGTTTTGGTGGTAGGAAATTTTTGAAATGCTGAAAAAGAAGGATGCTTTCTAAAATTTAAAATCTGATAAAAATGAGCCAAAAATCTCTCCTCAGAATTTGGGGAAATTTGACTTGGTAGATACTTATTAATTTCACAAAATTGTTCTAATTTCTTAAGATTAGAATTAAATACAAAATCTCTTCGGGAAGGTATTTTACTAAAATATTCGAAATATTCTGGCTTTTCTGTACATATACTTTTTTGTAAAACAGCATGCATAAATTCTGCTATTTCTTTTTCATCCTTTTTTCTACTATAAGGTCTATATCCGACCTTGTCACAAAATTCCTTAGCTTGTAGAAATTTTTCATTAAGTTCTAGATCAATAAGTCTTTTATAAGGAGCCATTTCCTGAGCAAAAATAGAGTCATATGATTTATTACTATCTGAATCAATTGTGTAATTAGTTAAAAGAACTGCTAATTGATATTCTTCTGTATCTTCAATATGTCTACTAGGTAGGTAATGCTGACCTTTATAAATATGCTTTGTGATCCAATCTCGTATACGTTGTTTATTACCATCTGAATTTTGGTATATACTTTCTCTCACCACAGTAAAAATCTTGTCTTCCATTGAAGGAATATAAGTTGAGATCTCCAAAATCTTCTCTTCCTTAGCCCCGCTTGATCCTCTGCTGTCAGGTGTAACCTTTCTCTTGCCATCTCCTGTCTTCAAAGCATTAATCTCAGCCATCAACACTTCATCCACATCCTGGAGAGCATTCAGAATAGCTTTCACATCTTTGAATACACTCTCATCAATCTCAGACTCCATAGTAGCAGTATCTTTGAAATAAACTGGAAGAAGAATAACTGCTTGCTTATCTGGATTATTTTTGTCAATCCTCATAGCTCTACCAGCAGCTTGGACGATATCAATCTTAGATTTCTTAGGATCACAGAACATTACCAAATCAATATTAGGCACATCAATGCCTTCTGTTAAGCAACGGGCATTAGTCATGATAGCATCTTGTGACGCTTTGAAGGTATTCATCGTCCCAAGACGTTCTGAAGCACTCTGCTCACCATTCACATGCACAACTTGCCCACCAAAGCCTGAAATAGCTGCATGATCTTTCTGAAAGGCTTTAGCATTACTGATAGTACTATGAAATGTGATTGCATGTTTTGCATGATACTCAGCCATTACCTTATTCAAGGCAATGTGATTTGCAGCCGTTTCAAAATTCAATAAGCTACCATCTTTGGTATGCCCATAAGTCCTATCTTTAATAAGCTTCTGCAAATCTTCATCTGTGAGCCCAGTAATAACAATCTTATAGGGAGCTAACAATTTAAGATCAATTGCTTGTCGGAAAGACATTTTATAGAAAGGCTTCCCATAAACCTTCTCATCTGCCATATCAAATACTTGAAAGCCTTTTAAAACTTGTGAAGTTTTCACTCCATCTTTATATACTTTCGGGGTAGCCGTTTGAAACAGTCTCTTACCCAAATTTAATTTAATATCTAATGGAAGTGTAAAAGCTCGCTTACTTTCTCCTACGGTCTTATGTGCCTCATCAAAAACTGTCAATCCAAAAGGAAGAGCTTTCTTACCTTTAACCAATTTCTCAAGAACATGAAAGCTTTGATAGGTACTATAAACAATTGCCTTGGGATTATTCTTCAGAAAATCCTTCACTACTTTAACATCCGTAGTAACTCTGCTATCCACACTATGCAGCCGAATCTCAGCATCATCTTCAGATTTCTTATAAACCTTTGTACCATCCTCTGCCTCTTTGTCAATATCGTACTCAGAACAGATACACAGATAGGGAACTGATAAATCCTTACGATTAGCATTCCAAACATTCTTGGTCTGCTTCAAAAGACTCAAAGAAGGAACTAAAATTAAAGCCCTATCAAACTTACCTTCTTCATAGACCCACAAAGCCTCTAAACTCTTGCCCCAACCACATGGAACCAAAAGCTGCCCCTTATCCCCTTCCCTAAACCCCGCTAGGATAGCATTTAAGGCTTCTAGCTGGTCTGGCCTTGGCTTTTTAGGGGCTCGAACGACTTCAGACACCTTTTCATCTAAAAGGGCTAAAATCTGCCCAAATACCTCAGTTTCAATTGTAGCTACAGTTTCAAAGCCTACAAACTCCCATTTATCAAATTTCTCTGTATATTCAGATATCCCAGCAACATTTGTAAAGATAATCCGATAATCAGCCTTTTCTCCTTCAAGAAACAAATTACCAAGCTTATCCCCATTCCAATCTAGGGAACCTTGCTGATCCCTATGAAACTTACATTGAATAGCTGACAACTTCCCTTGAAAGTCTTCTAGGACTAAATCAATTCCATGATCCCCTTTATCCCATAAACCAAGCTGTACCCGAATCTCTTGAGGGATTTCCTTGCTAAGCCATACATTCTTATATTGCCCAAGCACCTTATAATAAGCTTGGCAAAATCTTTCAAATTCGTATCCATCCATTCCAGGAACATTTCCCTGTGGAAGTGTAGCTAAATAAGAATAGTACGAATCCCAAGTAGGTTCAATCTTAGTTAAATTTTCCATACTTCAGTATAACATACTTATCTAGTCTTGTCAAGGGATATTTTTCACCTCTAGGTAAGGAATAAAGGGTAGACACATCAATGTTGTCAAACCTGAAATAATAATCAACCCATTATACCCAAATAAAGCAAAACACTTTGCCCCTACTATATTTGAAAAGAAAGAAGCACAATTAACAAGTGAGCATAACAAAGCATAAGTTGTTGCTTCCGTTTTTTCTGGGCAAGTCATGGCCATGAGATTTAGCATAGTTAAATGAACAAATTGCGTAGCGATCCCAAAAATAATAGCATACCATAAAATCGTAGTAGGAGTTAAATACAAGTAAGCAAAAGTTCCAATTGCACTTATAAGTGTTCCATAGTATAACCAACGTTTCATATCAATATTTTTACTCACTTTAAAGTATACTATAGCCCCCACAATTCCACAAGCAGATCCAATAGTATCTAACCAACCGATATACACTTTCGACATGTGCAGACCATTTAACATTTTATCTAGCAAAGGAGTTCCAAAAGAAGGACTAAACCAAAGGAAAAATAGAAATAAACTGCAAAGAAGAATCTGTTTATTTTTTAATTTTGCTAAAAAATCCTTAATTATAGGCCCAACTGCCTTTTTAGTCTTTTCAGATTTCACTTCAGGGTATCTAAGAGCCATTATAGCGATTAGAATAGGGAAAATAGCGAGAATTATATAAGCAAGATGGTAAGAAGCCTTTTCTGCGATATAACCTCCAGAAACGCCTGTAAGAACGCTTCCAACGCCTAAAGCAGCCCATGTCACAGATTGAAAGCGGCCAGTTGTACCATCTTTATTACCTGCTTCAATTCCCATGCCATTTACAGCTACATTTCCACCTGCTTCCCCAATAGATCCAACAATCATTAAGCCAATTAAAACAGACAAGGAAATAAAAGGAGATACACCAATAACAAGAAATGCGAGAGTGCCTAAAATGGCAAATAAAACAACATAGCTTTTCCTACGGTAGCCAAAGATACTTATAGAATCACTAAGAATCCCCCACACTGGTTTTATCATCCAAGGTATATTGGCTAAAGCCCCAAGCATCATGATTTGGGATACCGAAATCCCAAGGGTCTCCCTTAAAAAACAAAAAAGAGGCAGAGAAGCAAGCCCTCCAATCCCCTGATTAAAAAATACGAGAATAGCTAAGACGTATAGAAAATTCATTTACTCATTTCTTCTAAATACTTTAAATTATCACCTTTAAAATTATGATAATTTGTTTCACGATCTCTATGAGTTTGCTCAAAACATTCCTCACACCAAAAATCTACATTAAAATATCGCTTATGAATATTATCGTGATGCTTAGATAACAAATGACCGCAGAGACAAGGGTATTCTAAATTAGTCATAAATTTGTTGGGGTTTTTAAAGAGACCCCTAAACTCTAGTCACCAGGACGGGCAACATCTGTCAGCCTCCGAAGGATCTTTTATGCTTTCTATAATATCTAACTGCAAAAATCAATCCCAATATAGCGTACCCAATCAAAAGATTTACCAATTTGACCTGAGCTGTCATATTGAACAAGCCATGAGAAACATGCACTTCTAAAAAACTACTCTGCCTTTCTATTCTCATACTGTTCCCAGAATCCCTTTGCAAAATTCTCATCATAGATGACATCCGTTGGATCTGTCAATCTTGAGATAAGAGCAGCAATATGGTCCTGAGTAGGAACCTTTTCCCGTTTATCGAGCAACACTTTCTTCAGTAGCTTCTTCATTTGATGTCATCTCCTTTTTTATGGTGCCTCTGACTCTAACATGTAACCGCAATCTTCCAAAGTATCTCTTGACAAGGTACTCCCAATAATATGCCTAGATCCTATTGGTTTTGTCAAAGTATATAATGCAAAATCTGGATAATTATTAATACCCACTTCCTGAATTCCCTCAAATATAACAAATTGATCCTGCTGATTCGGTACAATACTCTTAGCTAGAAATCGATCTCCTCGATTTGGCATAATTATTCCCCCACCCCAGAATTACCTTCTGGATAGTAGCTTGCTGTGACACTATTCACATTTGCAACAAACACTTTAGCTACAGATAAAGTGATTGCCACAAACCCTCCCACGACCACTGCCAAGAACAATACAAGCAATAATTTCTCTCTCATTACACACTCCTTAGAACAACAATAGTAACATCTACTATCCGTCGAATATCATAAGCCTCATCAGACAAAAATCCCCACCTTGAATTCAAAGGATGAATCCATAGAGCATCACTATGAGGATAGTACCCAACCAAAGTACCTTTTACAGATGTCCCATCTTTCAGAAACACTTCAATCGTTGTACCTGTAGGAATCTTCTCCACCTTAGCCTCTAGCAGCTGAATATAAACCATCGTAAATTCTCTCATGAGATGCTGGTAACTCTCTTCAGCATATAAAGGAGAGAGCAGCCCAATAAGAACTAATGAAAGAATTAATCGTCTCACTTTGTCCATCCATTATCGATCAGATGCTCAGCCAGTTCCCAAATATAAGAAGGAGCACTATTAACATCCCATTCAGGAAGTCCTGTAAGGTCTGAAATTAATTGCTCTTTCAAAGAATGTTTTGTAGCGACGGTCCCAAAATCCTCTTGAGTAAAATCTACTTTTGTTTTCTTCATCTTATTCTCCTCTCAATTCTTGACTTATTCGCAGATTAGCAACCGCTTTAGCAAACAATTCTGTATACATAGCATGAAACTTTTCTTCAGCTTTTTCAACTTTCTGTTCTAATGTTTCAAGAACTTCAACAGCAGGAACAATTTCATTTACTCCAAAGAAATGCTGCACTCCAAGCCTCGCTTCACCCTTTGCCACAATCCTAGCCTTCGCTGCTGCTGTATACGGTTGTCTTACCATGTTATAACCCTCCCTTGAGCTATTAATAGCCTCTAATTATCTGAAGATTGACATACTCACGACTTTCAATGTACCTAGCTTTATACTGCCAACAGTCACAAGCTTTCTGATTCAATTCACACCATAGAGGAGCAAATTTGTTATCATGAGCGTGATTGGCTCTTGGATGCCCACATTCACACGAATTATCATTTATGAGAAAGCTCATTGGTGAATCCTCCCTACAGCTAGTATAGCATACTTATCTAGTAAAGTCAAGGGCTATTTTTGAGACCTTATCCCTATTCTCAGTGCTGCCCCGCTGAGAACAGAGGAAAGTCTCTTTTACTGATTAGCAATCTTATTTAAAACTCTCTCCAAGGCTTCAATCTGCTTCAATTGCTTCTCAAGTTGTGTTTCCTCGTAACTCTTGCCCAACTTGTATGTTAGACGCGCACCAAAGGCAAAGTTCCGATTATTAGACACGTCCCAAGTATCGAAGAAACCTACTGAATACTTCTTTGCATCAAGAATACGAACATTCATATCAACCATAGCCTTAACCTGCTCCAATTTATCTACACGATTATCTAAATTAGCTACCTTACTATTGGTAGCATTAACCTGATTCTGCAGCCCTGCTTCAGCACCTTGGGCTCGTACTGTTTCGTTATTCAGACCAGTATACAGATTCCCAATGTTTGCTGTGTTATTATTGACCTGGGTATTTGTCTGTGCAAGACCAACTGTATTTGCTTTAACTGCATTTGTAATGACACTATCATCTGTCATATTCTGAGTACCTGCAAGACTTGCATTCGTTGCTGTCAACCCTGTATTCAAAGTATTGATACTTTGTGTATTGGTATTGACCTGTGTATTAGTAGCTGCAAGACCAGTATTTAAATCATTAATCTGTATTGTATGTTGATTAACAGTATTGCTTAATACACTTCCATCTGTTAAATTCTGAATACCCCTCTCCACACCTGTAGCTCTCACAGTTTCATTTGTAATGGCAACAGCATTAGCCTGATCTCCTGCAATTCTAGCACCCGTTTCAGTATTTAAGTTAGTGCCAAGTGTTGCAATATTCGACGTATTGGTATTCACTTGAGTATTGGTCTGAGTTAGATCATTAATCAAAGTTGTTTCAGCTCCTGTAGCTCGTAATGTTTCGTTTGTAATTGCTGTAGCATTATTTGTCACATTTACATTCGTTGTAGCAAGGCCATTCTGTAAGGTACTGATATTACCTGTGTTTGTACCAATGTTTGTAGCATCTGTTGTCTCACGAGTATTCAATGATTGATTCGATAAAGCATTATACTGTGAAGTTGGAACCCAAACTGTCTGGGCAGACCTGGGATCTCCTTCTAGACCCATTATAGTAATAGGAGTATAAGATACATTTGTCGGCAATGGCGTACCATAGGGATTACTTCCATTATCTGCTGAAAACTTCACAGGAGCATTTGGATTATAATCTAGGGCCTGGGTATACCCCATCGTAGCCAAAAGATTCTTCTCAGCTAGTTCACCTATGAAATCATTGGTCCCTAAATTCTGAGTAGGTGTAATAAACTCAGAAATTGTGGACTTATCTCCTGTTGAATTAACAATGAGATCAGTTGATTGACTATATGTTTGGGAACCCCAATTATAATAATCAGCAAATCCATTCACCGATATCAAACTAACGACAGCAACCAATGCAAGTAACTTTTTCATTTTATCATCTCCTATTATTTATTTATTTATTTATTTAGCATCTTCAAATTAAGTCTATCAGACAATTGCCATCTTGTCAAGGACTTTATAGATCATTCTCGTTTCGGAATCCAATAAACACTGGAAACCTGGGAGCCTCTTTAGCTCCAGATGCCTGACTTTTATACTTGACCAGCAGCTTTGAATACTTATCTTTATTGTCCCAAATCTCCTGCCGCAAAGCATCGTCATAACCAGTTCCAATCTTAAACTCAACCTGGGTCTTTACATCCCTCACCCTCAGCGCACCAAGCGTACCAGTCTTAACCATGTTCTCCTGGTGAGAGGATCGTTTCGTATGCCCCAACAGATCCGTAGTAGCTTCATTAGCGTTATGTTCTCGCTCTTCAAAGTCTATAATTGCTGCCTCGCTATCGGTAAAGCGTTTGATCTTCTGCAGATAACCCTCACGAGAAGTAGAGCGTCCACACTTGTAAGGGCTATTAGGAGTCCGAATCATCACACCTTCATAGCCTTCACCAACGCATTTGTTCTCATAGGCCAACAGGGTAGACAGATCGTTAATCACCTTTGGCAGCAGCTTCACGCAGAAAGAAGGGAGAGGCAGCTTATCTAATTCAGCCATCCGTTCATTATAAGGTTTGCCTAATTCATCTGAAACATAATCAAAGACGTAGTAGCGGAAATCAGGTTCTCCATCTCCACTCATCACAGCTGAGGATACTTCATTAAACTTTTTCCCTTCAAGGATAAGCTCACCATCCAGGCCATCGGGAAGAGGGTACATCTGCTCTCTAATATAGGAGTTTTGAATAGGCTTGAAGTTACGTGATACAGCTTGCCCATTTTGAATAAGGCAGCGTATGCCGTCCAGTTTAGGGGTAGCAAGCACAGGAAACACAATGGAATCCATTCCTTCAAGGGTACAGGCCAACATTGGTTTAGTGATTTTATTCATATTTAAGTCTATCAGATAAATAACAATCTGTCAAGAGTTATTTTAAAATAACTACAATTGTATATAATTTCAGTCTAGATTATATGCTAAAGTATATAATCCTATCCTATTTTGATATGTTTTAGCATATCATTTCTTAGGGAAATTTGGATCACTGCAGCAGCCATCACAACCGTGAATACCTCTGCTATGCCCTATATAATGAGGACAGGAATATTCAGGACCGTCTGACATTCTCTGGAAAGGCCAATTCCAAGGCTTATCTTTCTTCTTGGATTTCTTTATTAATCCCTTATCCTCAGCTTTTTCCTCAAGTAAAGACAAATTATCCGATTCAAACGTATGATTAGCATTCTCTTGGCAATACATGCAAATAGGCCATGCCCCAATTAAATGCTTACTCTTGTAATGGCCACATTTACAAATCACTTTCTCTTCTCCTTAGCTTTCTCTTCCAAATATCTCAAATTGTCTCTCTTGAAAGATTCACAATTGCATTGGGTACATTTCCATTCTTCCTGTGTACCTTCCGAAAGGTACTTTTTCCAAAATTTCTCTCTATCTACCATGCTAGATTCTTTATACCCTTCAAGCTGCTTATCCAGCCTATCCCAAGCCTTTTTACCCATCTCAGTATGCTGAGTATTTGAATGGCCACAAATACAAAAAGATTTTTCAATCTCTGGATTCACTTAGTTGCTCCAAGTATTTAAGATTATCTGGCACAAATTCATGGTACATGTAATCCACATTTATTAATTTAGGATGATCCTCCGTTGATAAAATATTCCAACATGAGGTACAATACATATCACTAGCATTATCACACCTATGATATCTTCCTGTATGCCCACATATGCAAGGGAAATTATTCAAAGGACACCTCTCCTTACACTTTTCTTAATATGATCTTTATACCAATAAGGACGATAATTAGTATAGTGAAAGCATTTAAGTCTATCTTCCTCTTTACTCAAATCAAAGTTATTACAACCAATAATATGATCAAATTGCCATTTACCTTTTCCTTGTCCATGGTTATTCCAATTCATGCCTTCTGTGAATTGAGACTCTATATGTTTTATAAATTCTGGAATTGTGCATCCCAAATAAGGCTCTAATAATTTAGACCTAGAATTTCTGTTTACAGCTTTGCCCAAGTTAGCTATTAATCTCAATCTCCAGTACATGTGCTCTTCGTAATTCTCCGTTTTAGCTGAGGTTCTTCTATTTTGAGATTGCTTTTTTACAGTAGACCATTCACAATTGACAAGTGTATAATTACCATCATTGTCTATTCTGTTAATACTTGTATTCTTTTCTCCAAATTCTTTAGCATGTTTAAGATACAAGGCATACATATCATCTCTAAAATTTTCAAATTCCATCCATCTTTCACAAACAGTAATTCCTCTACCGCCATAATTATAATAGTCTTTATCTGAAATTGTTAGACAACGTTTCTTCATCATATGCCAAATTGTATAAAATCTCGTTGTACTCATGCCATGGGTTTTATGTTTTTTACCATTTTTCGTGGATATTTCACTTCGTAAACAACCACAAGATCTTGTTATTCCTTGTTTTAAGCTACTAGCAGTAACATTCCGAACAGTTCCACAAGTACATCTGCAAACCCACAAAATAATATTCCTTATACGACTATCTCCTTGTTTAAGAACAGTCCATCTACTAAAAGTTTGACCAGTAAGATCTTCAAAATTATATGAATGCCTACTCATAGCAGTATCTCCCCAATAGCTTTAACTGGAATAAGCTTATACAAAGGTTCTTTAGAATACACACTAATACGTGAACTAGTATGGCTTTCTAAATATTTAACACCACTATCACAAATGTCAACTACGACAGCCTTTGTTTTGCCTTTAGAAAGACGTAATGTTCTACCTAAAGCTTGATATGCTGCCACTGTAGACGCTTCAGCTCTCGCGGTAATCAGAACATCTAATTTTACAATATCTACACCTTCTCCTAAAATATTAGAACTAATAATTAACTTCCTAGTTCCTGCTTTAAATTCTCGTAGCACTTTTAAACGTTTCTCAGGTTCAGTACTACCATGGATAAATACTGCTTCAGGATATACTTTCTCCAAAATCTTTAAAAGATTTTCACCATGTTCAATATAATTAATCAAAATTAAAGTACTTTTATCAGCCTTCACTGCTTTCATAGCGATATCAATAACTAATTTATTTCTTTCATGGTTATTTGTAATCTCAGTGGAATAAATTTCTGAATAGGGCATTCCTTTTCTAGCCTTTCTCTCATGTTTAAAATCATAGAGAAAAATTTCTGGGGGAACTAGCCAACCATCCTGAATAAGTTTCGATGCATTAATATCTACAAATTTTTTAGCTGCAAATCCATCTAATAAAATTCCCATATTATCTTCTCGCCAATCGGTTCCTGTAAAAAGATACCTGTAATATGCTTTAGGACAAGCTTGAGCTACTTCCCAATAAGTTTCGGAAGGAGCATGGTGTCCCTCATCTCCGATTAATACGTCAACTAAAGGAAAAAAATCTTTCAACTCATGTGAAGATTGCACCATAGCCACAGTAATATTTTGAATATCAACCACACCTGCTCCTACACTCCCAATAGGTACTTGCAATATTCGTTCAAGAGTTTCTTTAATCTGCTGCATAATTTCTTGCCTATGAATTAAAATAAGAGTAGTGAGATTCAATTTACCAGTTAAAGCAGCAATGCAAGTAGTCTTCCCACCACCTGTAGAAATTCTTATAACTCCCCGTTCTCTTTTTATCGCTTCTTCTACACTTTGTTCCTGATAAGGTCTAAGAGTTACATTATGCAAAGGAAGAGAGGGCTGCTCTTTAGGTTTTACTCGCAAATCTATATGCTCATATTCAATATGATGTTTATCTAACACTTCTCTTACCATCCAAACCAGACCTGTAGCAAAAGACATTCCTTTTTTAGTGAAAAAATGCTTCTTTCCATCCCAATATGGATTTCGTTGCTGAGCATAATAACTACCCACTACTTCTGCTGATAACTTATTATAGAGAGCAGAGATAATCTTAGGATCAAGATCCCCCACTAGTTTTGATTTAATGTTACTTACTTCAATTGTTATCATATTATTTTCCTTATAATTAGCATAATCTATGGTATCTATATATGCACAATTTTATTATACTTTTTACAAGGATTCTTCCTTTGGAAAATGCTCCTTAATGAATTCTCTACGAACTTTATAATAATCACTTTGGCATTTCTTACAGTTACCAGATTCTGTATGTCCTACCTCTGCTATAACATGACCTTTTGCACAAGTAGGTTTAACTTTAGGACCTGACTTCATTGTTATCTACCTCCTTATCATTAGCCTTCCATTCCAAATACTCCAAATTAGTCATAGAATTATACACACCATTACAATAGAAAAATGGTTCCCTACAATCCTCACAGAATTCAACAGTTTCCACCCCATGATCAGGATTAAAAACCCAATCATACCTATTATGCTTCTCGGCTTCATGCCCACAATAACAAGGTAACATAAATAAATTCTCTGGACCCAGCAGGTCACGATCCTGCAACCTAACAATTATGAGTCGTTTGCTCTACCAGTTGAGCTATGGGTCCAAACAATCTACTATTTACCTGATACTTTGACCAACCAAAATGCCCACTTAAAGAATAAGACCATAGAAATTACAATCAAGGTAAATCCTACATCTCCTCGATTCAAGAAATTATAAATCCTATTCATAATTACTCTCCCTTAACCTTAATACTCAGCAGCTTAGCATCATCACACTTATTATAAATCTTTCGAATATTCTTCCTGATCTGACCTGTATCTCCTACTCCCTCACCAATAGCAAGCTTAAAGAATTCAAGCATATCATGAGCCACTAATTGGTCAATCAATACTTTGCGTTCTTCTGGAGTGAGGAGATTATTCATTCTATCACCTCGTACTCATAGGCTTGAGCAAAGACTCCTTCAGTATCTTTAACAGCCTTTGTAGCTTTCTTTTTAGTAGCATAAACTTTATAAGAAGGTGTTCCACCTAAATTCACTTCAAATAGAATCCAAACCGTTTTCATGCTGTCACCTCAAATGTTACTATCCCAACTAGTTCACCTACACAGTTAAATTTAAATTTCAAATTTTTAACTGTGATAAAATAATCATCCCCATTTCGCTTCACCTTAGCTTCTCGTTTAAAATCAAAATTCTGTCTCTCTAAAGCATAAACAAGTTTATTGTATTGAGTTGCACCAACTCCCTTATTCACTTTACCTAATACTATTTTCATATTGTAACCTCCTCTTCTTTAGCTGCACTTAGAGATTCAAGATACTGCAAAGTACCCCCAATCTGAGGGATCAAGTGTGTAAGAGAATTAATCTTCCTCTGGATAGATTTAAGATCCTCGATCTTATCAATTTTCTGGAGCATCTTACGATAAACATCATACTTATGCCACACTTCATAATTATACCCACGCTGCTTAACAGCAGCAATAACATCACGATTCTTATAATTCAAGAAGGTAATTACATTCACCTTAATTCTATTTTTAGCTGCAGCCATACGCTTGATACGAGCCAAATAGTCCGAATTTCCATTTAATAAATCCTTCTCTACAACTTCTAACTTGCCCACAACTTTATCAAATACAACCAATCGATGGGTGCCATGATTCTCATTAGCACAAACGCAGTCACATTTTGGGCCTACCGCCGAGGTGCAACGGAGGTCACACGCAGCCTTCACACCACCACGAACAATATTTGTCTTTCGTACTTGACCCATATAACGAAGAGCCAACTCACCGCAAAGAGGACAAGCTTGTTTCAAAATAAAGCCTAGTTCTTCTCGTGACTCAACATTAACTGAAAGCGGTCTTTCACAGAATGTACACTTCAGAAATTCTCTAGTCATTGTAGTGCCTCCCTTTCTTACTTTCTAAGTATAACAGAACATTGTTATCTTGTCAAGGGTTATTTTTAAAAAGTTTCGTTATAACGCTTTGTTAATACTGTAGGAGGTAGAGGAAAATGATTTACAACGAGGGTATGTTCCCAGTGACTAACAATCCCGCCATCTAGCATCCACGTATTCCACTCTTTTGGCTTATAATAGATAGCGGGATCTCCTGTGCAAAAAATTGGCTCAATACATAGCACTTGTCCAGCAACAATCAAAGCGTTCTTCTCTTTCACTACCACATTAGGAATGGAAGGACCTTCATGTATATTTCTCCCTATTCCATGCCCAGTAAATTCTTTAATTACTCCACATTTGCCCTTAGAAGCGTTAAATATAGCCTGACTGATATCTAAGACCGTTTTACCCTCTACAGCTTGTTCTATGCCATCTAGCATTGCTGTATAGGTCGTTTCTGCAAGCATTCTAACCTCTGGTTTTACTGGGGGTATCAAAACAGTGATAGCTGAATCTGCTTTAAAACCATTGTAATCTACTACAAGATCTAGTTTTACTACATCCCCATCCAAAAATGGTTTATTTGTAGGTATATTATGAACAGCCCCAGAATTGATCGAAATACACATGGCAGCAGGAAATCCTTCAAAATTCTTACAAGCAGCCGTTCCTCCAAAAGAAATTATAAAATCTTCGGCCATTTTGTCAATCTGCAGCCCCGTAACCCCTGGTTTTACCTGTAACGACAAAAAGCTGAGACATTCACTTAGAATGTTCCCAGCTTTCCTGATTTGCTCCATATCTGAATCTGATTTTAAAAATATCATTATTTCTTTCTAAATCTCTTATCCTTTTTCTTTGGCAACCATGCATCTTTTCGGATCTCGTTGAACGATTTTATATCTTTATCTTGATTAGGTAATGCTTTTATTTCAGCATTATCAATAGCTAAAAAGTTAGGATGAATAATCCTCATACCCTCTTCCTGCAGATTCTCCCCCATTTTATAAATCTGGTTCACACAGGGGCAAGAACACTCTGCACTTAGGCAGCATGAGAATTTATGGGTAGCTTTTTTCGTTTCACAATTATAGCATTTACTTTCCATTTAGACCTCTAATCACATCTGAAGGTGTAACAGCTTTTTCAATAATAGATTTCAAATCCTTTTTCTCTGGAGTAGTTGAATCCTGATTAAAATGAGGATTAATATTTTCAGCATTTGGACTTGGAAGGTAATTCTCATATGGATCTATCTGCTTTTCGGATTGTTCTACTTGTTCTAAATATTCTCTTAATGGAGTTCTCTTCTCTGCTGCACGAATAATATCATACTCTTGTTCAGGTTCAAGACGAGTAGGCTCCACTACAATCACCGCTTTACCTTCAAAATTCTCTAGCACTTCAATATAGTAAAGGGCTCTGCATACGTCACAGCAGACAAAAGGGCACTGCCCAGTACTGGAAAGAAGAAGTCCAGTTTCAAGGAGTTGGTTTCCACATGCATGACAGATGAAATTAAAAGCTTGCACAAGGAGAGTATACAACGAGTTTATTGATTTGTCAAGGGTTATTAAGGTAGGTAAGTTTATTCTGAGACGGTAATTCTGACTGGCTTCGACCAGTCGATTTGAGCCATAAATTTATTAAAAGTAGCTTTCGAATTATACACAACATCAGTATCTTCTGAATCTCCAAGAGCAATACACCCTAAAAGGAAAGCATGGTGAGTTTTTGGGTCTAGAGCGTAGTTCGATGGGTGGATTTCTATGGAGCTACGACCTGGAACATCTTGCAAGAGAGGAACTTCAAATCCCCAATGTGGAGAGAGATATTTTTGTAAAAAATAAGTTCCTGTTGGAATACAAACATTTGAACCATAAGCAGACACTTTAGGCAACTCAATGGTATAACAGAAAAAATTTCCATTGATATACATCTCACCTTCAGTAGAAAGTGTATCTGAAGTTTTTCGTACAAGTTTTAAATCTGTACCATCAAACTTAGGTTCAGCAGGAGATGGGACAGGAGGAGTATTTCCTGAAGGAGAAAACACGCTTATGATTTGATTAATAATGTTTGACCAATCCATATTCATCCCCTCTAACGTCTTATTGTCCAAAAATCCGAAGCAAGATTAGGATTCACCATGTACTGATAGGGCATCTTAAAATAACCCTGCAATCCCCAATTTGATCCCCACGAATTTCTAACAATGAACATCTGCTCAGCATCATTATAGCCAACACAACAGACTGCATGGCCTCCAACACATCCCTCGTTCCATCCAGGCATCTTTAATATGCCCGTTTGAGCTGTTTCCTCTGACTCGAATGAATCATAGACAGTAAAGCCAAAGACGAAAGGGAAACCTTCACTTAGGCAGTGCTTCATATCGGAAATTGAAGAGAGACTTTGATAAGAAGTAATTTTATGATTAAGAGCTTCTTGATAAGCTACTTCTGAAGGTTTTACAAATACTTGAGATTCATTATATGGCCAAGTAATCTCGCTACATGCTCCTAATGAGGCTAAAGTCTTAATTCCATCTCGCAACTGCCCCCCTCCGTCTTCGTTTACATCACCTTCCATATCTCGTTCATTATAATAAATGAAAAGATGGGAAAAGCTGGAATAGAAATTGGGGGAGAGAATTTCAGGGGAAGCAGTTTTAGTTACAAGAGATTGCTCTTCTAGAAATTCAAGAGCACCTGCTAATGCAAAGGATGTGCAGCTTCCTAGTGTGTTCTGATTCTCCACAGGAGACATCTTAGGACGAAGATCCACAGAAGAAGGAAGCTCTTGAATACTGTATTTATGAACAGCTTTATAGATCAAATCCCTAAAGTCAGGCAAATCTGGATGCCATCCATAGTTCTTTTTCATAATAAATTCCTTAAAGAATAACTTCCCCATTAAGATCAGTAATTATAGCAACTGTAGAACACCAAACCTTAATAGTGCTTGCTCGTTGACAAGCTACTTTTTTCACTTCAATTAAATCATTTGAATTAACTAAATCATAACCCATTACACGAACTGGATTATACATAGAAGGAACTGTTACCCCACCAAATGAAAATGTAACATCATAAGAATATACAGACCCATCTAAATTTTTATATACTATACAATTTGTAATAGAATCAATCATGATATATTTTTCCTCTTAATATTTGATAATATAATTAACACCTAATGAAGGTTGCACAATACTATGCGCTGCACCACCACCACCTACTGAAATACCTGTTGTTGCATTTGCTATGAAACCTGAATTTCCAGCAGGTAAAAAGTTTCCAGCACCAGCTCCTGCGATAGTTGCAGTTCCATTACCTACAGTAGCTTTAGTACCTGTAGCTGAATCATTGTGATAATGTCCTGGATCATTAACTGTTAGACCTGCTGGAATTTCTGAAACAGTTAATGTATGAGTATCAGATCCTACTGGAGTTGGCGAGAATGTAGGAGCAATACTACCTCCTATACCAACAGGAACATTATTAACCATATTAGGAAGATTAAAGCTTGCCCCAGCTCCTCCATAATTATATCCAATGGTAGCAAACAAACTTGGATAAGTAACCGTGGAAACGGATGCCCCATTAGCTAACAAAAATCCAAGGGGTGCCACTGATCCTGCAAAAGGCAACAATGAACCCGTTGGAACAGTACTATTGGAAGAAGCAGTAACAACCTGTTGCCATGCCGTTCCATCCCAGTATTCAAAGGTATTTAATGTAATATTAAAACCGAATTCTCCTACGATTGGATTTACAGGTCTTGCCGTGGTAATCCAACGTTGTAATAAACTGTTTGTACCTCCAATGAGTCTACGATCTATTAAATCTGAAAGAGGATTATTATTTGAGACAGGTGATCCAACATACGTATACGTAACAGTAGCAAGCCAAAGATACACAGGATTAGAAGAAATATCAGTTGTAGTAACTCCAAATGATCGTGTACTTGAATTCCAATATACATTATATACTCCTGTTGTATTTGGAAATGTCACTGTGACACTCAAAAGAGCCCCAAAAATATCACTAGCACTATAAGCTGCTCCATTTACAATGGCATACTCAGGAATACCTCCATACGATGAAAGAGCATAAATTGTAAGAGTATCACTTCCAAAAGGCAACACATAATTAATATAAGAAGCCATGGCAGAAGAAACAGGATTAGGATTTGTAGTGATAATAACATTATTATTACCTTCAATCTGACTACGCCCCACCACAGTATCCAATGTGGATATCCCTAAATCAGCTAGAGACGTATTATGGGGATTAAAAGGACTAATCCCAGGACCAGTTCCGACTGCTTTGATATGATCTTCAAGTACCAGTCTCGTAGCAGGAGGGTAGGAAACGGTTCTATCAGACAAATTTGCTAGGGGGGTGATTATTGGAACAATTTTAGGCAGAATTGCATAATAAGTTCTACCTACTTGGGAAATATTGGACGGAGCAACAGCACCTCCACCTATCATATCTATAGACGCTAAGAAAATAGAATTAGCATCTGGAGGAACATTTGTTGTAGTGACTCGAATATTATATCCATCTATTTGTTTGAAGAAAATTTTTGCATCCGTAATTTCATTAGTAGTAAATGCTGACGTATCAATAGTAGGAAGATAATCGACCCAAAGATAATTTTGTGAAGTCTGAGTAAGAGGGATATTAACCACTCCAGTAGACTGTGGTGTAGGTAAGAAATTTCCGAGACCATCATTAGTTGTGCTTAAAGGATTTGAAGCATTATATAGAGTAGTATCGGAAGGAGAAATATATATCCTATTCCCAACGGAATCATAAGCTATCCCTCCTAAAGTCACATTCACAGAAGGAGTTAAACTAGTATTGTTATTTCCAGGAACAACAAGGAATCCTTCACCTGAAGTAGTGGCATTATCTATACCTGCACTAAAGGTATCGGTAATAAGATTACTAGTCTTTGTTTGGTCACTTGTTTGCAACCATTGAAAAATAGCCGAAATTATTCTTTGCCCATTACTAAAAATTACTGAACTCATATACGTCTCCTTTACTCAACTATTTTAAAATAAGTCTTAATATTTGCAGGGACCAACTGATTAACCAATTGTTCAACGACTGGAATTGTGACAGGTGCTAAATGGCTGCTTTGAATCGAAAATGAACCTGGCGTTGAATCAGATACAACCACACTATCTGATACTGATTGTGCTCGTGCTAATGACGTTGCATCAGAAAGTAAAACTGAGTCTACTAAAGTTATTTCATCTTCTTTAGTGGTTACATCACTAGAAGAAATAGAATCTGTTAATAATAAAGACAAAAGACCTGATGTTATTACACCAATGTTATTACCAGCATTTTCAGTAAACCATAAATTCCCATCAGGACCTAAAGCAATATAAAGGGGTGTGCTATTAGGAGTGGGGACAGTATAATTAGTGGAAGTTCCAGATGTTGTAATTTTACCAATATTATTCCCACTAAGTTCAGTAAACCACAAGTTACCATCAGGTCCTGCACAAATATCATATGGAGAAGAAGAGACAGCATAATCAATTATAGTACCAGATGTTGTAATTTTACCAATTTTTCCTACTTGATTTTCAGTAAACCACAAGTTACCATCAGGTCCTGCACAGATACTAATAGGTAAGGTATTACCAGGAAGAATATTATATTCAGTTACACTACCCGATGTAGTCATTTTGGCAATATGATTTGCATTAGGTTCAGTAAACCATAAATTCCCATCAGGACCAGAACAGATGCCATATGGATGACTACCACTAGGAATAGGATATTCTGTAATAACACCTAATGGTGTAATTTTACCAATTTTATTACCCAAGTATTCAGTAAACCATAAGTTACCATCAGGTCCTAGACAAATACCATATGGTTGACTATTGGGAGTAGGAATAGCGTATTCTGTAATAACACCTAATGGTGTAATTTTACCAATATTATTCCCACTAAGTTCAGTAAACCATAAGTTACCATCAGGTCCTAGACAAATACCAACAGGAGCACTACTCATAAAAAGAGGGTATTCTGTAATAACACCAGCAGAGGTACATTTACCAATATTATTTGCATTTTCCTCTGTGAACCATAAGTTACCATCTGAACCTAGACAAATACCATATGGCCCAGCTCCCACTGTAGGAACAGGATATTCTGTAATAGACATAATTTTACCTTATATTTTTAATTAAAAGTTACTTGCCAAGTCAAAATAAAAGTATCTCCCGCACCTTTATTAACAGCCCCAAATGTTTGACGAGCAAACATGGTTCCTGCTGGAGTAGGGAAAGTCCAATCTATAGAAAATAAACCAGCTTCAGTAATAGATCCAGTATTCACTCCAGGACCAAATGTAGCAACATTTTGCCAGATATTTACAGAACCTGGAGTAGAAAGAACCCCTTGAACACGAGTTGGAAGAGGTGTTTGTAAATCTGTATTTCCAATAACGGGCGAAGTTGCACCAGTTCCCAATCCAATATAGGACATAAATTCCCCAGCCTGTGATGCAGCAGCAAGCCAAGCAGCTAGGTATTGTTTGCCAATTGTCACAACAAGATTAGAATCAGTATGATCATATTTTAGAGTACCGTCTTCTCCAAATAATTGTTTTCTCACTGATCCTGTAATTTTTAAACTATCATTCATTTCTGTCATATAAGTCTCCTAATTTTACTCAGTATAAGGGAAAATTTCCTGGATTTACAATAGTGATAAGTACTCCAAAAGCTAACGTAGAAGCATCCCAAAGTACAGGGATAGGCAATTGAGTTTCAGTATACTGCAATCTATAAGCTGTTATTACTTCAGTTGGACCTGCCCATAGTGAGGCTAATGTAAGATGGGTATTATCTGCAATTAATTCTATTGTACCTAAATAAATTCCATTTGGATCTGTAATCTGATCTCCAACTGAAAGGGATAAAAAGGATGTTCCACTACCTGTAACTGTAGCACTTCCATTTGTAAATGTTACAAATCCTGCTAAGGGTGTAGCCCCCTGTAAGGCATTGACTATCTTAATAGGACTACCTGTATCAAATATAGCTTGTAGGGTACTTGTTGTTGGAACAAGCATAGTCCAGTATCCTAATGCTCCATTTGTAGTATAGGTACTAGGTGGTACAAGAAGACCTGGAGTAATACCACCAGCAGGAACAACTACTGTTCCAGCACTAGGGAATGCAACAGTTGTGCCAGAAGGACCATAAGTTAATGCTCTACCATGAAGAACACTGTTAGAGGCAAAGGTAATGGATGTTCCAGCAAGAATTGTTCCATTAACAGTGTCATTAGCCCCAAAGGTAAATGTTGTACCAGTTACAAAGTAAACATTATCCGCTGTAGCACCACCTGTTAGAACTACGTTACAATTAGCTCCCATTGTAAGAGCAGTACCAAAGAGGAACACATACGTTCCTGCACCATTAAGAGTGAGATTCCCTGTTGCTGTCCATGTTCCTGCTGCAATTGCACTATAAACACCTGGAGTTGCAACAAACCCATTTAAATCAGTAGAAGAAATATCTGTCCCAGGACCCATTGCTTGAAGAGCTATTGCTGCTGTGGTAGCATCTGTATGAGCTTGAGCTGCAGCTGAATCTCCACTATGCAATATACCTGTATATGTACCTGGAGGAAAACCAGTAATTGAAGTAGGAGCTACATTACCTAAATCTCCAGTTAAAATAGTAAACCCCGTATTTGCAACTCCAGTATCACCTAAGACGGCATAGGTAGCTGCTGTACCAAGGAGAGAAGGGGAAGCACTTGGAGTAATATTTTCTACGACTAAAGTATTATCAATAAAAGGAGAAGAAGTACGAAATACAGATTCTTCAATCGTATCTCCTGCATACATACCTGCTGTTGAAGAAACAATTAGATGAGTGCTATCTTCCACATCTGTAATAGTAAAAGGAATAGAAGTAGTTGTATCTAAGGCAGAACCAGGAACCCAACCATTTTCTACCCTAGTAACAGTAAAAGAAATAGGGACGGTTGTATCTAATGCATTACCAGTAATCCACCCAGCTGTATTACCAACAACTAAATGAGTACCATCTATTACTGAAGCAATAGTTGTAGTATTAGATCCTTGTACAATAGTATCCCCAGGACTCATGCCTGTAGTAGAGGAAACAATTAAATGTGTTAAATCTACTGTAGAAGTTACTTCTAAATGAGTACCATCTATAACATTTATAATTGTAGTTGTATTAAGTGTTTGAGTTATTGGCCCATCTTGAGTTGTAGTTAAAACAAAATTATTTAAATCTCGTATATTTGTAATAACTGGGGGAACACCTGTAAAAGCTTGCACTGTTAAAATAACAGCTTCATTCGTTCCACCAACTAAAGAAGCCAAATACAAATTCATTAAAATCCAACGATAATCCACATACTGCATACTATTGGGCTTGGGGAAATTAAACATCACACCAAAATTTTGGGCTAAATTCTCATCCACGCACATATCAACATAATTATCTGTCTGAGTAAGAAAATTAGCATAAAATACTTGATCCAACTGATTACCATACATATCCTCAACAAGCCATAAATTTGTATTACGTTGGGATACAGGTTTAAGAAGATCCCCCTTCCCATATACATGATAATCGGGCAAAGATTCCATTAAAGCTTCTGCTGAAGATTGCTGTACACTTTGGGGAATAGTCCAAGTCAATGTGGATGACCAATCTGATATAAAAGAACCTGTATGAGTTCTCACTCTTGCATACCAAGTTTGAACTGTAGCATTAATACGAGCAGCAACAGGAACAGTGAGTCCTTTACGCACATTACCATTTTGAAAGGTAATTGGAGAAGGAAAACCGTATAGCCCAGATGAATTAAAAGTAACTAGATTTGGTGAATTGAATGTTGGAACAGTATCCAATTGTAAATCAAAATTTGCTGCAGCTAATGCAGGAGTAATAAAAGCAGGATCAAAGCCAAACCAGAATGTGTAAACCCCATCCTGGGATGTTCTATAGAAACGTAAATCTATAGGAATACCCTGAGCAGCCGTTGTGGTTGCACCAATGTAAAAACTTCCTGATCCGTAGAAAATTCCTGATCCGTAAAAACTCATTGTTATTTACCTTTTATGATAACTTTTCAATTACAATATAAATTGAATAAAATGATGTATTAAAAAATCCAGTGTTTGTAGTAGAATATCTAATTGGATTTCCTGAAGTCGATTCAATAACAAATGTTGAACTAGTAAAACCTAATACGGCTAAGGATAAGGCAGAAGTAGATGCGGTTTCCAATTGAGCATCATCAGTCCATTCCATATTTGCTGTTACAGTACCTGCTGTAACATCAGCTGTAGTAGTTGCTAAATAAACAGATGCTCTATATACTCCTGTTGAAGCAGGTGTAAAAAGTGTCACAGGACCTAAATCTGTATTTTGTCCAGGCAAAGAAACATGTGCTACAATGCTTGGTGAAACATTTCCATTAGATATAGCTGTAATCAGACCTTTACCATTAGTTGTTACAGTAGCATTTGTAAAAGTACCTACATCTGTATTTACAGTAGCTAATGTAGCAACTTCAACACCCCCAGAACCAGCAGGAACAATAATACCATTATCTGCTAAAGTTACAGAACCTGTAAGAGCAAGTAAACGACCAGTAACAGATGCCCCTGTATTAGCTGTAATACTTGCTGTAGCAATAATAGTTCCAACAAATGCTGTTGTGGTTCCTAATGTAGCTGAAGTTCCCATAAGCCAATAAACATTATTTGCACTTCCCCCATTTATAATAATAGCAGAGGAAGAACTAGCTGTAGTTAATGCACTACCAACTTGAAATACCCATTGAGCATTGGGATCTCCACCTGCATCTAAGGTAAGTGTCCCTGTTAATTGAGCAGTTGAAGTAAATTTATAAACTCCAGGAACTAGGGAGGGTACTACCCCTCCTGTACCCAAAACTTGACCTGTCAAATCCATTGTAAACGGAAGAGCAGCTAACGTTGTGTAAGCTGAAGAAGCATCCGTTTGCGCTTGAAGTGCAAAACTATTTGCAATTTGTTCAGTACCTGAAAATGTACCAGGAGGAAATCCTACAATTGAAGTACCTGGATTTAAACCGAGATCTCCAGTCAATACTGAAGAACCTGTATTCGTTACTGTAGTGGCACCTAAAACTGCATATGTAGCTGATGTTAAAAGAACAGGATTAGAAGAACTAGTTGTCACGTCACCAGTTAAAGCAGTAATACCTGTTCCACCTCCAGCAGCATTAATTGTAATAGCTTGACCAACTTGATTTAAAGTAATATTTGTACCAGAAACAAGTTGTACATTTGCTGTTAGATCAGGACTACTATCTGCATGAAGTGACTTTACAGCAGCTGTAGATGACACTGTAGCAATAGCAGAACCAGGACCTGTTGCTGTTACCTCACCTGTTAAAGCAGTTATACCAGATCCAGTAATACTATTTATCTGAGTTTGAATATCTGATGTAACTCCATGTACATACCCTAATTCCGTTACAGTAGTAGCTGAGGAAATCAAATACCCAGATGCATCAGTTACTGGAACAATAGAAGTATTCAATGGTTGAAGATTTGTTCTAGGAAGAATTACAGAACCATTAATACTAGAAGTGGTAACAATACCAGAAGATAAAGAACCATCAGCATTTAAAGCAATCCCAACGGGAATTTGAAGTTCATTAATATCCTCTGCTGCAATTTCAGAACCTAGTCCAGTATAAGATACTGAGACAACATTTCCATTTTGAGAAGCATCAAATGTAATGACCCCAGTAGCATAATCAACAAAGAATTGAACCCCTGTTGGAGAAGGAGTTATAATTTCATTATAACCAGGAATAGTAACAGCGGGAGCTGGGCCTTGAGGAACTTCAACTAACCGAATTACATTTGGGGCAACTGTAAATACCCCTACGATTCCTATAGTATGGCTTTCTCCAGAAATTGGAGATCCGATAAGTCTTTCATTTACTTTTGATTTATATGCTATGCTCATATTATTATCCTTCTACTGTTATAATGGGGGGATTTGCAATGGGATATGCTTCATTTCCAACAGAAATCTGTTGCCCAGGTGGGATTGTAGTTGTTACAACCCCTTCTGTACTCTGTAAAAGCAAACTACTCAAATCAACTTCTGAAACTCCAGGCACGTCTTGGGCAATGGCAACCAATTCACTTAGAACAAGATTTGCTCCAAGACCAAGAGAATTTATATAAGTAGAAAGTGCTGTCTGCACATTTGTTACAACCGTAGCTGGCACATAACCTGGGACTATAAAAATACCCATACTTACTGAAATAAAGGCTTCAATAGCTTCCACCACAAGAATATCTGACCCTACAATATGATTTGAATTATTATCTAAAAGAGCTTGCAGAGTAGCAATCAAACTATCATAAGTATAATTAACTGTAACCACTGTATTATTATCTGGTTTAAATCCAGAAAATGTTGCACTTCCTGCGCCAAAACCCGCTGTATTACCAACAACAATATGTGTGCTATCAATCACAGTAGTAATAGTAGTTGAGAAAGTTCCTTGTATGATTGCATTCCCAGGATTCATGCCACTTGTAGTATTCACAACCAAATGAGTACCATCAGTAACAAGTGTAATATTAAAATAGGTAGAAACATTGAAATTAATATAACTAGCTGCCTCAGTACTACCTGCAAACAGGAGATTCGGATTTAATACAAATTGATAATCTGTTCCAGCTACAAATGTGTAAGGAACCCCTCCAACAATACCTGTAACAGAGCCTACTGATAGAGCTGGCTGATTCAATAGAACATATTGCTGACTTCCAGTTGCTGAATAAGTAAAAGTTTCTGCTGTAATAGTGACAGGGAATTGACCACGAATATAAACATTAGTACTTCCACCATATTGATTACGTAATGGAGGATTAGGATCATTAGGGCCAACGATGAGAGCTTGAATAACATTTGGATTTGTTTCCATAAGGGAAATAATTCCATTAGGAGTGCCAACATTATTACCTTCAAGCTTAATCTGAATACGAGCAGCAAATTGAACGTTAGATTCAATATTCGTTCCACCACTGGTTACAGTTTGATTTGTTACAGCATCAATGCCAAGACCAGGGCCAACAAGAGAGACAATAGTATTTGCTCCAACATTACCAACCGTTCCAATTGTTTGACTTATAATTCCTACAGTTTGCTCATAAAAGCCACTTACTGGATTGTAATAAGCAGGAGCATTTGAAGGAGTAAAAGTTACTGTAGCTGTTGTCGCAAAGGAAACTGCAGGTGCTGCTGAGGTAGACAAAGTAGAAACAGTTGTACCTGAAGGAACAGTAATAATAGGAGAGGAAGTTGTATAATTACGAATTCTTAAAGTGATAAATCCGATTGACTGAGTACCTGGATTTCTTGTCATGCCATAGTTATTAGCAATGGCATCCATATCTGCTGGAAGAATAGTGGCAGCATTTGTAACAAAGGCTTGAAGATTTTGCGTATATTGAAGAGACGAATATACAGAAGGATCTGTGCCATTCTGTGCCGATAATTGGTTAGCAACAGTTGATACAACTACATCCGAAACAACTGTTCCTGGAGTAGTTGCGATATCGGGCCTTGATATCTGCAAGAATGACAGCATTGATTGGACGATTTGTGAAAATGTTGGAAGAGCCATAATGATATCCTTAGATGTTACCGATTTGAACGCCTGTCGTAATTTCTTGCCCACTAGCTGCAATAACTGTGAGAAGGGCTGCTATATTTGTTTCACTCTGAAGTGATACATTTAACGAATAGAGTGTTTGTACAATCTCTGCTGGATTAGATCTATTTTGTGTAAGTAAATATAAAATTTGCAATGCCTGAGTAATTTGCTGTTGCACAGTTCCTGAAATTGTTGCTGGATTCATTCTGTTACCAATTAATGACTGAAGTGTAGTACCATAGAGAGGGAACAATGTAATAGGCGTTCCTTGTTCAGTTAACAGAATCTTCTGAACATCTTGAACTGTCTCTTGTAATCCAGATACCAGAACAAAATCATTATTCGAACCAATAACTAAGTCATTAGTCTGCTCTCCAAAAAACGGACCAGCAACCTGCTGAGGTGGATACTCAGGTTGACCTGGGACTGGAATTGTTATTAATTGCAAATCGCTCATTTTATATTACCTTTAACCACAAATTTGATCAATTAAATTTAAAAAGGTCTGTGCTTGATTAACAAAGTTCTGCAAACTTTTTACTTTATTTGAAATGGCAGTGGCAACATAGGCACGTCTGTTGTAAGTGTATATTAGATTTTGAAGTCCTGCCAATGCTTTGAGAGTAGCACCACTTTCAGCCTGTGTTAAAAAGTTGCTAATCACTGGACAAGTTGAAGCTCCAACCATCGGTCCAAGAACTACATTCAGGTCTGCCTGTATCTTATTCTGTACTGCAGCTAAAGTATTAATTTCCAATTGGGCAAAGGAATTCAAAATATCAAGTCTAACAATCTGAGCACCAAGTATTGCAATCTCTGCGTTAGCTGCCAATATCTGACTATTCAAAAAAGTCTTGAATGTAGCCTTAAGAACAGCATTCCCACAGAGCACTTGCACAATAAAATTATAAACACAAGTACCTAATGTTGTTAAAGCAGATGTAGGAGGATTAGGCATCTTAATTACCCGCCGTTACAGTAAGAGAAGCTGTAGATATCTTGCTTGTCAAAGAAGGTGGGGCAATTGGTGACTGTGCTAAAAAGGCTGCTCCTAATGCTCCAAGTTGTGATTGTATTACAGGACTTCCACCTTGAAATCCAGAGAGTGCTGTAAAAAACGATTGAATGGCATTTATAAATAACCAATAAATCGGGTCCGTAGATGTATTTGAAATTGTTAAATCATTCAATCGAGCTACACCTTGGCCAACTCCACCATTTAAAGAAATTGTAGTCCCAGTTAAAGAAATATCTCCAAGGGGGTCCATCTTTAAAGAAGCCAAACTTACCCCAGTCCCAAAAGTAGTATTATTAAGAGATATATTTCCAATTGTATCCATTGTTAACTGACAAATAGGAGTTTCTACAGTTGTAGCCCCAGTGGGAACAGATAATTGTGTAGCTACTTGGAGCCCTTCCGTAAGACCTGTTATAGAATTTGTTGTAAAATTGAAAGTACTTTGTATATTGTCAGTTCCTGTGTTTGACTCGAAGTAACCATTATCTGCTGAAAGAAGTACCTCATGATCATCATCGGAACCTGTGCCACCTACTACCAAACGCTCACCAGTGGACCCAGATTCAATTTGAGCAGTCCCATTGTTGCCAAGGTATAGGTGAGCCCCAAAACCTGGAATCCCCTGCCCTGTAGGTGAAGTAGGGCCTGTTGCTTCCATATAGATTTCACCATCTTGAATAGGATTGGCATGATTATGAATATCTTGAGCAGCATTTCCTACTGATGGAATAAAACCTCTATACTGATCATTTGTAGATAAAAAGGTGTATGGTTCTCTTAGCACCATTAAAATATAAGATCGATAAGCATCCAATTGCAACACTAAAACAAGACTACCTAGCAATGGAGCACTTTGATCCTTTAAGGCATTCCCAAGCTGCACCCCAACCAATTTTTGTCCATTAGGAATCTCAACCACTGAGTACTGCCTAGGGGTTACTGGATCTTTGGCTAAAATTTGAGCTTGAAAAATTCTATATTCTGACATGTTAAGATCCTGATGCAAACGAATTTTCAATATCAGTTAGAACTGGAAGCAAGTCAACATTAATACCTGTAATTGCATTGGTATTAGAATAAGTAGGAACTGCATCTCTAACATATGATAGATTAAGAGACATTGTGGCTGTGCCTGTTACAGAAACGTGCTTACTAAGTCCTACAACATACCCAAACTTATAATGTGCCTCATCAATGAACGTTTGTCCAACTTGAATTGTGTTATCCAAATCGCAAGTAATTGCACCTGTCTTAAGTTTAGCATTAGATAATTCCATCAAATATTCAGCATATCCAAATATGCCAGTTGTTTTACTATTATTAGTTGAAGTGTTAGACACAGAAGCCGTTGCAGTATTCGGATTTGCTGCTGTATTCATCTCCAAAAGACCATTTTGAATTAAAAGCTTACCATCACAATAACCAAACTGTTGCAAAACTGAAATGGGTGTTATATTAGGAGAATATCCAGCAAATAATTTTGTCACCAAATTCTCAACTGTTTCTCCATAATTAGAAGAAAGAATATTTAAATTAGTGCTACGAATCATGGCTATGTCAGAGCGACCCGTAACTGAAGCAGCCATATTATTATACTGTGGAGATCTTACTATGAACTGACCATTAGGCTGTTCAAAAATTTCAACAAAGGCAATAGTTCTAATTTGATCCAAAATTTCATAAGGTGTTTGCAATTGAGGGCTAAAAGCCTGAAAAACTTCTGTTAAAAATTGAAAGTAAGCTGTTAAATTCTGTACTTGTGGTTCAACATAAACAGGACTAGTACTCTTATAGTTTATTACCTGTTCACTAGGACTATAATTCTGAATAGCTTGTTGAAATGTAAGTGGAGGAACTTGAACTGCAAAATCATTAGTCTCTACATTTGTTTGAGCAACAGCAAACTGAGAACCCGTTAAACTATTAGCTGTCATTTGTGCTGCACTTGCAATAGCCCCTTCAATAAAGCTTTCAGAAGCAGGGACAACTAAAGGTTCAATATAAGCAAAAGGTCTAAGCTTCATTACTGTTGAAAGCAAATATGGGGGCAAATTAAACAAATTTGCTGGGTAAGCATTAGCCACAATTAAAGATGTAATATTATAAAAACTATTCTCCAATATCAGCTGTGGAGTTGTAGTTGTTGAAGCTATTGATGAAGTCGTAAGAGAAAGACTTGTATTACCCAAAGGGCTTGCAAAAAATTCTGATTGAATCTGTGTTGAGCTAAACAAATTGGTTGAATTATTTGGATTCAACACAACAGGAGCAGGTGTAGCTGAATTTACCAAAGTATTTGTATACGTTTGAAAATCAATCTTGTATACCAAATCAAATAAATCACGTATAATATTAGAAATAGGTTGACCAGCATAAATAGTTTCAAAAGCGGATACATCCTGCAATCCAAGTACTTGACCTGTCTGATATAGAGAATTCTGAAATAAAGAAGGTTTTACAGCGCGGCGAGTTGATCCAAATAATCTACTCCATCCATTTCCACTCATTATAACTCTATCAACCTGATTAATAGCACTTGCTAAATTCTTCTTCATTACAAAGCCATTAAATTCATTTGAGAAAAGTGTTTGACCATTTGGCATCTTAGTCAAGAGAACTGATTCATACTGAAGATAGGGATCTGTAGGACTTTGTAATCCAACAGGAGGAACATCCGTAGTAGTGGTGTATTGAAAAATAACTAATGGATTATTCGCAGGAGTAGAAGGAGCAGGTATAAATGACCCATAAATATTCGATAGAGGAGTCTGATTCTTATAAAGGAATAAAGAAATGAAATCATACTCTTGAATTAGATCACTAAGTCTTAAACCAGGAGTTGTTGAAAGCACAGTCGTAAGATTAGTATTCTGAACGGTCAAAGGTCCAGGTGTTGCTCCGCGCTTCTGTTTAGCTGCTTTAATAGGGTTAATCGTATTTAAACTATTAGAGCTTCCTGCTGTATCGTCATTGTTGTTCTCAATGTTATTAGCATTTGTTTCATACTCTGCTAACAAAAGAGCTGAATCAGTCGAATTGGAGAAAGAAAGTCCTCCTTTAAGGGAACTTCCTGACGGAGGTTTAACTTTCAATTTGCTATTAATAGTACCATAACTCAAGGCTAGATCCTGCAACTCTACAGACCAAGAATAGGTTGTTTCGTCAATATTTTGTTCAAAGGAATATGAAGTAACAAAGGACGAAATATCATACTTTGTAAAATACTTTGTATCATCTAAATCAATGGAATAAGGTGTAAAAGTGGACAACGAGGAGGTTACTCCAGCTTGGGGATTAAACTCTGGAGTATATTTATACAAGAAACACTTAATATATAAATATTCTTGACTTACCTGATCGTTTTGTGCCATTAGATATCCTGTTCTTATTAGAACTTCTGTAATAGATTCGTAATATTTGCACTAGCTTTATTTAGTGGAATATTCAAAATATTCTGTAATCGACCAATTGCTCCTTCAATAACTCCATTATTCGTAGTAGAAATTGAAAAATCTTCAATGGCGAATTGCTGTCCAAATAGCAACTGAAAATTTATAGTATAAGTAAACTCATTTAAATGACTCGTAGATGCTTCAACATCTAGAAGGGTGAGAAATCCTTGATAGAGTTGAGTTTTATAAAAGAGAGTACTCAATTTATTATTACTCTCAAACTGTTGCTTTAAGAACAAAAGTTCTTGATACGCTGTTTGACCTGCAGAAGCTCCAGTCATCACAAGCATCTCTGGAGAGTTGTACCAAATCTGGTACTGCACTCCTCCCTGTGTTGGGAGTGTTCCATAACTGACTGCCTTCGTGATATGCATCTGACGAGGATTCACATAGAAGTTAAGATTATTAAGACGAACAGGATAAATATTAGCCATTATTAATTACCTTTTACCAAGAACCACTACTTCCATTAGTAGGGTGTGACCCATTGGGTTTATGCATAATATTCTTATCTACCCATTTTGGAATTCCTTTAAATACATTGAGAGGATTTGCTTTTCCCAAGGATTCAAATATTTTATTTATCTTATCATCTACCATTGTCCAGAAATTAGTAAATACATTTTCAAGACGTTTAATTGGATCAACAATCTGAACCAATGTGTTAATACCTTCAGCCATGGCAACTTGAGGAGTCTTGCCTTCTAAAGCTTGAAATCTATTACCAAACTCTTTATTAGAAATACTCCCATTCATCATCTGTTGGGTAAGCTCAAAAAACTTGGGTGTATCTTGTAAACGAAGTCCAGGTAAAAATTGTGTTTGTAATTGATTAGCTGCAAACATGCGCTGTGTAGGATCTTTAAATTGGCTTCCAACTTTAGTTAAGAAACTACCCATTAAACCAAAAACTCCACTACCCTTATTGCCTAGCATACCACCTTCACCGAACAAATCACCAGGACCAGGAATCTTACCACCATGAGTAAAAGCAAACATACCTGCAATTTGAGGAAGAGAAAGATTAGCTCCAGCTTGAACAACAGCACCACCAATGCGTAATTTTTCAGCTTCATTATTTCCAGCAATTGCATTCAAATACCCTGAGATATTATAAAGTGTATTTGAAGCTACTGCTCCATCATTTGTAATGTTACGTAGGGCCTTAGCCATGTCCATCTGAGCCTTAATAGCATCAAGCTGTGTTACCTTTAGGCGTTCTGCATTTACACGAGAGGAAACGAACGTATCAGTTATATCTTTCTGAGACATTCCTAAATTTTTAGTAGCGTCAGTAAAAAGCTCCATTTCCTTAGAGGCATCTGGAAGAATATTAGCAAAGAGTCCTAAATTGCCACGAATAGCCCCAAATCCACCTGCAGCTTGTGACTGATCTATCATCGTTCTAGATCCAGCCATCTGTCCTATAATAGCCCGTTGTTGCTCAGCCGAAAGTGCTTGCCCAAGACTACCAAAAGGACCAAGAGCACTTCCCCCATTAAAAAGATTTGTTGCAAAATTAAGTCCTGCTCCAGCCCCTGATCCAAGTCGAAGCCCAGCACCAGCCAGTTGCGCTCCTGTAGCAGTAAAAGCTGCTTTGGTATTCAACATCTCCATTGCAGCACCAATAATAGCTGCTGGAATAGCAACTGCAGGATTGGCTAAAAGAGTACCGACACCTGCTACAGTGCTTCCTACAGGTCCTCCTACATTAACTAGGGCATCTCTGGCACCTCTTACTAAACCACCAAACCCTGTAGCTTGCTTTTCTTTACGTGCAGTTTCTTCTGTAATTCTCTGTGAATTTCTTGCTGAATCTGTTATAATTTTAGTCTTGGCTTTTTCAAATTCCTCCGTAGCCATCCTTTTTTCTTTTAAAGCGGCTATGCTGGCATCCCTTTCAGCTTCAATACCCTTTATGGCTTCAGAACTATATCGTTTTAAGGCTACTTCATTCTCTTTATGCTTATCCCCCATGTAACGCCAAAATCGTTCTTGGGCCGCCATTCCATCATGGGAAGCTTTCTCCCAATTCACTCCAAAGTTCTTCATTAACCCATCTAGAACCTTCTGCAAATCAGCAAAAGCTCGTTCAGCAGGTTGAGTATTAACAGAAACATTAGCACTCACATTTTGAGACTGTGACTGTGTAAAAGGGTTAGGTGGCAAAGGTTGCCCAGAAGGGCCTAATAGATCTGGCAATGAATTATACCTCAGAATTGAACTACATTAGGTTGGAACTACACTATCAAATTGTGATTATTTTTAAGTCTTTCTCTTGTACTCTCAAAAGAATTATGCCGAATCTCTTTTCTCAAATTTTCGATATCCTGGCAAACCTTATTCAAATCAAGATCTATAAGAATTCTATCATACAAAGCAGAACGAGAATCACTAGTTAAATTATCCCGCATTTTATGCAATTCTGTTTCAAGCTTCTGTAAAAATACCATGTCTGTAGAGCCGTTTTTATAATAGTATTTCTTACTATAACCGATATGACTCAATGCTTTCTCAAAGGTAGTCTTGAAAAAACCAAACTTTTTGAGAACCCAATCAATCAGGTTAAGCACTTGGAAGCCTATGGCCGCTACGAAGAAGAGTACAATTAAGATTTCCATACTACAGTATAACAGGAGAAGATAACAATGTCAAGGGCTATTTTGGATGTTAAGGAATGTTAATTTCTTCGCTCATGCACCTGTTGTTGACACTCACCAGTTCTACATCCAAAACAATTAGAATTAAAACCACATTTTGGATTTGTGCATTCCCAAACATCCTCAAGTACCCATTCAAAGGTATGTCGTTTACATGCAGGACATTGCTTTATAACCATATTATCAAGCTTTCTCAATTCTTGTCATATTTTCCCATCGTTTAGGATCATCCATCATAGCCTGAAGCTCTTCAGGAGTATATTTCCCTTTTAGATCACGAGCCATATTTTCAAACATCGTATCTTTTGTACTCTCAGTCTTTTCAACTTTCTTACCATCAAATATTGTCTCAGCAGCAGCAGGATTTAAGAAGCGACATAATAATTTTGTACTCTCAAAATCTTCCTCTTGATCCTTAAAGTGATTAGTTAAAATCCATGTATACTGTGCAGGTGATAGGTTAGAAATTTCTTGGGAGAAGGGAGATACATGGAGGGATTTTGCAACTACCCAAAGATCACGGAAGGGGATTAACTCGGCTTTTTTTTTAACTCAATCAGGGTCGAATCTTGAGTTTGTGCCATTATATCATAACAATTATAAATCTCATTGAAAATAGGAGCCTGAAGATTTTGAATGAACTTAGTAGCATCTTCAAGACTAATTTTCTCACCATTAACAGAATCTAATGCATAGATTAATAGTGCCTGTTGAAGAACAACTGCACGAAGGGCTGGATCTTGACCCAATGGAGAAGTAGGCAACTGGCTCAATGCACTCTGTTGCTGAAGTACACTTAAAGTATGCATCTTTACTTTCAAACCATTTACTACTTCAAATTCTTTTTCAACTCGATTCAAACTACTAAAGCTTGTCAAATCCATGTTATGACTCCTTGTACTTATCTTTTATAATTGTTATCTTGCCACCAGAGTGGCTGCAAGTTCTTATAATTAAAGCATTCTAAACGATCTTTTTCTTTACTTAAATCAAAATGATGCTTTGCTTTACAATGATCTATTTGCCATACTTTTTTCTTCTTATTACATCTTCCACGATTACCCCAATTCATATCTGGAAGCCATAAAGACTCAATATACTTTTTAAACTCGTCAGAAGTTAACCCAACATAATGAAGAAAAAAAGGAGTAGTTTTATTTTTTATGATAGCTTGATACAAATCTGCTTCAAATTTATGTCTATAATACTCATGTTGTTTATAATTTTCAGAGGTTACAGAACTTTTTGTATTTTGGGCTTGCTCTCTATAGGTTGCCCATCTAACATTTCCAGGTTCATAGTTACCTGTCTGATTAGGAAATCTATCTAAAGTTGTCTCTTTTACACCAAATTCAATTACATGTTTATTATATGATTCACCAACATCTTTGTAGAATCCTTCAAATGTTTGCCACTCAGGACATACAGTTATATCAGAACCTCCATAATCTTCATATCTTGAATTATTAGGATTAAGGCAACGCTGCATCATATGTTGCCAAATACCATTTAATCTGGTATGAGACATGCCATGAGTTCTGGTCAAATCCCCTAATCTATTTATTGAGGCACATCCACAATTTTTCGAGGAGCCATCTAGCAAATGAAAGGCATTAACTAAACGAATTGTTCCATCTTTAGCACATTTACATGTCCAATAATCGGTCTTATTATTTTCATGCCCTGCATAATCAATAATTTCCCAATCTCCAAATTTAGAAATGTTTCCAAATCTTTTCAAAATTGAAAAATTTTCACGCTTAACTAAAACTCTATCTGTCTTTAATTTTCTCATAGTATACCTTCAACTATAAGTATATCATATATTAAGCTATTTTACAATGCTTATTTTATGCGGGTACACCAACAACAGTAGAAGAAGTGTAACCAAAATCTACCCCTTCTAAAATTCTGAGATCCCCACCATTTATATTATAACTAGCTGATACAGAGTGGCACCAAACTCCTGTGAAGATTGTAGATTTTGTAGGCACACCAGAACCTGTGGGCGAAATTTCGACCTTCAAAATCCCAAAACTAGCATTATTATTCACGATGTCATCACCAGAAATTCCAAGAATTTCTAAAGCATCCGAAACATACAGCATAACTCGATCTGCATGAAGAGAATACTCATCAACAGTTCTTGGTAAACGCTCAACAGGTTTCCCCTGTTGATCAGAATCAAGCTCAAATCGAAAGTCTGTGTTTCGACGCTGAGTTTGCGTAAAAGATTGAACAGCCCCAATCTTGGCTGACTGCTGAGCCAATGAAAGAAGAGCTGCAGGATTACTAAGTGTAGTTGCATCCAAATTTTTTGGAAGTAGGAATAGTGAAACACTAGTTGACAGCCTTGCATTAGTATTACCGAGTTCAGCCATTGTGATTCTCCTTAAGGTTCTTTAAAATCTTTTCTTTATCAAATTACTGAAGGTTAAGCCCAAGTGTTATGAAAATTATATCTGCCTCTAAGACTGGCACGATACCTACTGAAACGTCCAGCCTCGTCGCATCATTAGCATCAACAGTTACAACAGGCTGTGTAAATGAAACAATAATATTGCTCTGTTGAATAGTTGAAAGAATCGCAGAAACTACTGTAGCTACCTGACTTGGCGTATTTGCTAAAAGTTTCTGACCGATGAAAATTGGGTCAAGAAGTCCACGCAATGTTTGAGTGGTGTAATCAGCAATCTGAGTCACCTGGAACAACTGCGAAAGTACTGTAGAAGGATCTGTTGTAGTCCCAAACAAAACTTTAGGAACAGACTGAAGTGTGTCAATCACACAAACACCCTCATTAATAAGCAGGGATTTTTCTGCCTGTGTTAAAGTATTTGTAATTGAGGCAAATCCAGAAATAACTTCACGAGTCATTGGCTGTGCCACATCATAAGCTGGATTACAGCGAACACCAGCCAAGGCTGCTGCAACAAATTGACTGCCAACCGCTGTTGCAGTTGTTGCCTGTCCAATAAACATTGTATTCTTAACAGTTGAAGAATTCAAAAGAACAATACGATTGTCAGCTACTGCTGCAGCATATTGAGTCATATCTGAATCTGAATAAGAGGCAACCGTTTCATCAAAACCAACAATGGCTGTTCTTTCTAGTTTATTAATAGTAGAACTTGCAGTATCTACATGCTGCTTAATTGCTGACAGAAGCTGTGCATTCGAAGCTCCTTCCAAGGAAACTACAATACTAATATTCTGTGTAGAAAGAAGCTTATTCAAAGCAGCTTGAACTTTAGCAATAGGTGATCCACCGTCAAATGGACTTTCCTGGCACACACAAACTTCTGGGGCACCATTTTGGAATGCCAAACTTGCTCCAAGTGAAATAGAATTAGAAACGCTAACTGGACCATAATCAGTTACAACTGCTGCTAATGTAAAATAAAACTTAGGTGTATAATCGGCTGCAACTTTAGCATACTCATAAGTTACATAATAAGTAACACCTGCAAGAGGGGCTTGAGGAGTTTCTACAAATGAACCTGCAGTAAAACCAAGAATTGCATTAGCTGTTCCTGTGCCAATGTAAAGTGAGGAATCTGAAACATCAGTCGTAGAAATTATCAAAGAACCAGGAGTAGAAGATCCTGCAACAACAGTTACCGTATTTGTATCTAGTGTCACAGCGGCTGTAAGAGCAAACACTCGCCCACTAACAGTTGCACCTGTAGTTAAAGTTGCACTTGCTTGGGCAAGAATAGTTCCCTTAAAAGATGAGCCAGTTCCTAATGTAGCAGAACTTCCAACTTGCCAATAAACGTTACCTGCATTTCCACTGTTAATCATAACGACTGAAGAGGCAGCAGCGGTTACTAGGGTAGAACCAATCTGGAATACCCATTGAGCATTGGGATTGCCCTGACCATCTAATGTAAGAGTACCCGTAAGAGCTGCTGAAGAAGAGAATTTATAAACTCCTGCAGTGAGAGTACGTCCACCTAAATCGCCTGTTAGAACTGTTGCACCAGTAAGAGCTGCAAAAGCAGTGTATGCAGCATTAGCGTCAGCTAAAGCTGTTGCAGCAGCTGCATCACCATTATGTGTAGTGCCAACAACGGTTGGTGTTCCTGTAATAGAACCTGCTGGGCTGAGAGCAACATTTCCTGTAAGAGTTGTGCTTCCTGTATTTGTAATTGTGCTACTTGCAATAACAGCATATGTAGAAGCTGAAGCAAGAGCAGGTACAGTAACCTCAGTGGCAGAAGCCACTGCAGCAATTGAATGCCCTGTAAAATAAGCATTCATTGTGGCAGCAACTTCAGCAGCTGTGGTTTCAGTTGTAAATGGAATTGTTTGCACTGCACCATTTTTAATGGCTAATTGGAAATTTAATCCGTTAAGACTTGCATAAGGATCAAAGGTTGTACCAGTAAGTTGAGCAGCAAGGGAAAGCCATTCTACATTACCACTATTCAATGTAAAGTCAACACCATTGTAATAGACAATAAAATTTGAATCCTGGATATTTCCATCGATAGAAACTGCAGCAGGAGATAATGTATCTGTAGATCCGCTACCACGAAGAATTGCAACGTTAGATGCAGTATTCGTTAGCTTTCCTGTTCCTATCAGAGCAGGTATGCGTACACCCTGGCCGCTTGTAGGCTCAGCGTTAGCCTGAACAGTTGTGAACACACCTGGGGTTACAAATTGGCCATTAACTTGAGGCATAGGAATCTCCTTATAACTACTAAGTTTTAAATCTATTTTTTCTTACAAAAATTTGTTTATAAATAGCAACATCCTACGACTAGCGTAGTATCTCTATATATACTCATTTTTATTATACTTTTTATCTCTTAAATGAATCTTATCTACTTAAATTATGGAATACTAATTGCGAGACTCAAATTACCTGTTCCATTAGCATTTATAGCCCCTAAAGTGACATAGAAAGTACCAGAAACTAAGGGAACACCGCTTATAAGCCCTGTAGAGCCGTTCAGACTCAATCCTGCAGGTAATGCAGAAGCACTATAAGAAATTGGACTATTTGTAGCTACAATCTGGTAATTAAAATGTACAAGGGTATTGTTATCTACTGCTGCTCCTACTACCCATCCAGCTGCATTTCCTACAACCAAATGAGTACCATCTACCACTGTTGTAATTGTAGTTGTATGAGTTCCTTGAATAACTGTATCTCCTGCGGTCATTCCAGTTGTACTATTTATAATTAAATTGGTACTATTTGTTACCGTTGTAACATTAAAAGGCAATCCAGACCATTGATACAATGTTGGACTTATAATTATGGGAACTGGACCTGACAAGGGAACACTTACACCAATCCCACTTATATTTACAATTGGAAGAGGGGTATCCACCCATTCCGAGTAAATATCAATTACAATTCTATTTGTAATCCACCATCTATTATCCTGCATTACTCTACTTTCAGAAGGCATATGGGATTTTACAATTTCAATTCCATTTATTGCTAATTGGTGGGTCAAATCTTTAAAATGATCATAAATTGTATCAATAATTTCATCTCTAGCAATTGTGTCATCAATTATATAAATATTAATTGTAACTGTTGAGGTAATACTGGCAAAATGATTATCTTCTGTCACTACATTAAAGGAATTTTTTATTTGATTTTGATCTTCTGGACCGAGATATCGGGTCTCATTACCTGAATAAGTGTCAACGACGAGTGCAGGAAATGCTGCATTATCCTGTGGGATAATATCCCCAATAAAAATTTTGCTAGTGTCGAACGACCACATTCCATTTGCATCTTCTATATAAGGATATTTCCATCCAGCTGGATTATTAGAAGGAGAAAAGATATCTCTTAATGCTAGAATAAAAGAGTCTCTTATCTTTTTTTGGATCTGGAAGGGATTTGTTGACATTTTATAATCCTGATGGAATTAAATATATAGGATGGTTACGTTCTACTTCAGCTGTATCGAAATTTTGGTGTAAGACATAATGTTTAAAACGCGAAGCAGTCACTTTTTGTATCCAGAGCCTTTCATTATTGCGTCTAACTAAAAAATCGCCTTCTGTAATTAGTGGTTCCCATAGGGTCCAAGATCTTGGTGTGTAAGTTCGCTTACGTCCAAACTCTGATACTTCAACTTGTTCAGGACCACTAGATAATAAGCTGACCCAAATTTCGATTGGGGCAAAGTAGCCACTACTAGTGAATCCATTTGCATTACCAATAACTAGATTAGTAGTATCAGTAATAGAAGTAACTGTAGTAGTATAAGATCCTTGCTGAATTGTATCCCCTGGATTAATTCCTGTGGTACTAGATACAGCAATATGAGTATTATCTGAAATATTAGAGACAGTAAAATTTACTGCAGTTGTAATATCTTGAATATTTAATGCCCCGACTATATACCCTGTTCCTTGACAGATATTATCCTGCCCATGTTGTTGGGATGTGTGTCTAACTTTATTAAAAAGAGGACATATAAAATTAGAAGAAAAAATTCGTTTATACAAAAGTACACGCTCTCCACCTTGCTGCAAGATCCATTTGTCCTTCTCTCGAATTGAGAGGAAATACCATTCCCTTGAATCGGGTCCGAACTGCTCTTGTGTAGGAAGTATCTGGTACGAATCGCCCACTTTAATTCTCCATTTTTTTGACTTTTGCCCAACGTTTGAAAGAAGCTTCTTTACCTGTTTGTCGCATAATATCTGATGGTGGATTTTCTATCCAATATTTTTCTAATATTTCACTTTGCTTTTTCTTCTGTTCGTCTGTCCATACACGACCACAATGTTTACGTTGTTCTTCTGTTCTAATTTTTCCTCTATGGGATTCAGCAGCATTTTTAATATGTTCAGGAGACTGTTTTTTACCTAAATGGGCTAAGGACATTAATTTCTTAGTTTCTTCAGTATGCTTTCTACCTAACATTGGAGAGGTAACTATTTGAACTATATTATAACCTTTTTCTTTATTAGAAGAATCATAATAGTCAAGCCAATATTGTTCCCTTTCCATAAGTTGATTTCTATTTAATACCAATTCAACAATTTCAAATTCAAAAGCTTCTGCACCGTATTTATTCCAAGCATTTTGTAAACGAGGTGAATGATGGATATTGTCTCTTAACTCCTGCCTATGCTGCCACCATCGTCTAGTAAAATTAATAGCAGAACCAATATAAAGCATCCCATTAACTATATTTCTAATCCTATAAATACCTGATTGTTTCATATACCTAAGTTTAACACATCTTTACATTATCTGCTATCTCTTAAATTTTTGGTTGCAATGCCACAATAGCTGCTTGATATGTTGCTTCATCAATAAATGTTATATCTGTTGCCCCAAGTTCTACAAGTAATCTTGTAACTGTAGCTTGATCCATCCCTTCTGTTTGTTGATAGCCTCTTGACGATTTAATATAGAATTTCATTATCTCATTCTCCTAGCTGAAACACGACCATATGCCGACGGAGTAGTTCCCGCTGAAAAAGTCGCAAATACTTTAATATAGACAGTAACGGCTGAAGCGGCTGAAACCCTCCATGCTGGAACTGACGTGCTAGAAATCGTTGATGACGCTGTTAAAGGATAACAGAACTCTGCAGTATTGTCTCCGTAAGCTAAATCTGTATAGGTACTACCTGAATAAAGGGAAAGACCTAGGAGGATATTTCCTGTATAGACGGGACCGAAATTAACGCTCCCTAATCCTGTCACCTCCCAGTCTCCAGCTGATAAGGCTATACTTGTGAAATTTGTCCATACTCCAGTTACGAGTGTAATAGGACTTCCCCCGCTGACAACAGAA